GCTATTCGACCGCTTCCGGTAAGGGGTCCTCCATGACGCAGACCATCCAGGCCCTAGCCAACTCGGGATCGTCCCTGGGCAGGTCCTCGTTACTGACCATCTCGGCCGCCCATTTCTGCTCAGCCTTGGTGGCTCGCTGCGTGACAAGGCCCATGCGGGGTCATATTAGCCAGGCCCGGATTGAAACTGACCCACTACCCGAGCGTCGCCCGGCGTGACCCGTCGTCTGACGCTTCGAAGGAGGCGCCGCCGTCGTTCGTGACGATCCGTCCACCGAGCCCTTCCCACGTGGCCGGCTGGACGACGTACCCGAGCGCCGCCTCCCGGGCAACCGCCCGCTCCGCCCAGAGCCGGTCGAAAGCCTGCGCTCGCTCGATGGCCAGTTCCCGCGCCTCGTCGGCCGTGATGTTCGGGCCCCAGTTCGACCCCGGGGTGATCCCGAGCCACCAGCCCTCGGGGTCCTGGCGGTCGTCGAGCAGCCCGCCGTAGGTGGTCACCCCGCTCTCCTCGTCGACGTCGACGAAGAACGCCAGCTGCCCCGGATGCCGGCGGGGCGGAGTTCCGGGAGTCGGGGCTCCTCCCAGGAGGTCAACCGGCGGTTCTTCCACCCGCTCGGCCTCCGCTTGGGCTTGGGCTCTCCGCACTCGTGGTCCGGGAGCTTCGCCGTGACGGTGACGATCAGCGCCCCGTCGGGATCGAGCGTCCCCGAGCCGTGGGCCTCGATCGGGACCGTGACGTCCTCGAGGCAGGCGGGGCACTTGGCGGTGACACTGGCGACGATCGCCATCGGGTCCTCCTCGGGCTTGGGAATGGGTAGACCCTACCGCGACAGACGGTCGTGACTATGGTGGAGCCCGAAATGAGCGACCGCGACACGGCAGGCATGGAAACCGCGACGCCAATTGAGACCGCGCCGCTGACCCCCTGGCAGGAGAACCGCCGGGCCACCGAGAAGCGCCGGAAGGCCGAGGCGATCGCTCGCAGACAGAAGCGCGAAGAGGACCAGCGCCTCGTGCTCTCGGCCATGGCGGCGACCGGCGGCGCGTCGGTCCGGGAGATCGGCCGCCAGCTCGGGTGGTCGAAGGACAAGGTCTGGCGTACCTACAACGCCGCTCTCCGCGAGCAGAAAGAGGAGGTCATCGGAGCATTCCGCGATCGCCAGCTCGATCGGCTCGACCACCTCATCCGCCGGAACTGGCGCATCGCCCACGGTACTGACGAGTCGATGGCCGTGCGGGCCAGCTATGTCATCGCCCGTCTGATCTCCGAGCAGAACAAGCTCCGGGGCGCCTACCCGCCGGTCGAGCTCGACATCGGCGTCGGCGCCGGCCAGGGTGCTCGCACAGTCTCGTTCGCCTCGGTCGCGGCGAAGCTCTCGGAGGCCCGGGAGCGGTTCGAGGCCCAGAAGCGGGACGGCGTGATCGACGTCGCCTCGGAGGTGGTCGACCAGCCGGCGCTCACGAACGGGAACACGAACGGGAGCGTGCCGAGCCCAGAGGCGTAGGTACAGCACGTGCTAGTGTAGGTACATGAACAAACCCACGGTCCTGACCGAAGCGGAGAAGATCATCAACGGGCCGCGCCGAGACGCGTACGGCGATGCCGTGGAGTCCTTCGATGCGATCGCCGTCGGCTGGGCGGTCATCCTCGGCGCTGGGGTCACTGGCACCCAGGTCGCTCTTTGCATGGACTGGCTCAAGACCTGTCGATTCTTGTCCGCCAAGGACCGGGACTCCCTGGTGGACAAGGGCGGCTACACGGCCCTCGCGGCGAGGCTGGCCGGGATCGACCCCTGATGGCCAACACCAGACTTCGCAACGTCCGGGTCGACGATGAGACCTGGGACCGGGCGAAGGCGTACGCCAAAAGCCGCGGGGTCCCGCTGTCCTCGATGATCGTCGACTTCCTCCGGTCGATCGACGGGGCGACCCGAATCGACGTTCCACGTGGAACATTGGCGGCACCGCCAGAGTCAACAATGGCGAAGAGTGGCGAGCCCGCCAAAGTCCCGGCACCCAGATTCAGCGATCGCGCCCGACCGGCCAAAGGTCCAAGCGACTTCAAGCCTCAGCCGAAGCCGGGGAAAGGGTAGACCCGAGAGACGCCGGCGCGGTAGGGTAGACCCGTTTCCCAAGGAGGTCCCCAGTGCCGAAACACATCGACAACGTGCTCTCATGGGCGTCCGATGTCGAGGACGCCACGATCGAGCAGGCGGCCAAGGCCAGCCGACTCCCGTTCGTCCGCGGGCACCTGGCCCTCATGCCCGATGCCCATGTCGGGATCGGGGCGACGGTGGGCTCCGTAATCCCGACCGAGGGAGCGATCATCCCTGCCGCCGTTGGAGTGGACATCGGGTGCGGCATGATCGCAGCCGACGTGGGACTCACCGCCGAGCGGTTGCCGGACGACCTCGGTCCGCTGCTGTCAGCGATCGAGGAGTCGATCCCGGCCGGAGTCGGGAAGGGTCGGGACAAGGACATCCCGGGCTCTGGGCGAGTGTTCATGCCGCGGGCGCTGACTGAGGCGGTTGCCTTCAAGTACATGGGCGACCGCCATCGGGCCATCGCCGCGAACCAGCTCGGAACGCTTGGGTCGGGGAACCACTTCGTCGAGGTCTGTCTCGACGAGCGCGGCCTGGTCTGGGTCGTTCTGCACTCGGGCAGTCGGGGCGTCGGAAATAAGCTCGCTCAGCACCACATCCAAATCGCTCGGGGTCTGATGAAGGACTACTTCATCGAACTCGAGGACCCGGACCTGGCCTACCTCGTCCAGGGCAAGCCGGAGTTCGACGCCTACATCGCCGATATGAACTGGGCTCAGGACTACGCGCTGGAGAACCGCGAGGCCATGATGCGGTTCGCCCTCAGCGCGTTGGCCGATGCTTGCGAGATGACCGACGAGGAGCGCGAGGGGCCGGTCGACACCGTGAACTGCCACCACAACTTTACTCGCCGCGAGCACCAGGTCGGTCGCAACATGTGGATCACGCGCAAGGGGGCGATCGGGGCGCGGGCCGGGCAACGGGGTGTGATCCCGGGGTCGATGGGCACCTCCAGTTACATCGTCCACGGCCTGGGCAACCCAACGTCGTACTACTCATGTTCGCACGGGGCCGGGCGGCGGATGTCCCGGAGCAGGGCGCGCAAGGAGCTGACGGTCGACTCGCTGCGTGAGCAGATGGGCGACCGGACCTGGAACGCCGACAAGGCCGAGGCCCTGCTCGACGAGCACCCAGACTCGTACAAGTCGATCGATCAGGTCATGGCCGACCAAGCTGACCTCGTGGCGATCGACCATACGCTGCACCAGGTTCTGAATTACAAGGGGGCATGATGGGCCTACTCGACCAGCTCCGCTCTCTGGCGTTGGAGTCCGAGCACGCCCTGACGGTGATGGCGGCGCTCGCCGGGAACCTCGACCATCTGGGGTGCTGTCGTTACCCTGGGGATCTGCTCGATCCTTACCGGTTCGCATTCATGCACGACCAGGCCGTCGAGATGATCGGGTGGGGGTCGTGACCGACCGCATGGTCACGGTCTCGGGCAAGGTCCCGCTCGCCGTCCGCAAAGAGATCGAGGACGAGGCGACCGCGGCCGGGCAGCGATCGAGCGAGTGGGTGCGCGGCGCGATCATGGAGAAGCTCGCTCGGCGAGACCGCCAGAAAGCGGCGACCGACGCTGCGAAGGGGACGGGCGTGGGGAACAGCCCAGCGGCGTTCTGACATGGCGGATATTTCCCCAGGCGTCGTCGTGTCTTGTTGCCCGTGGTGTGGGAGCCACCCCGACACGGTGGAGGTCAAGCCGATCCTCTATGACGTGGTCGCTGGGCCCGATCGTTGCCTACCCGCCGCCCGATGCACAGGATCACCGTCGAGCCATGTGGCCACCCGATCAGTGGATACGAGTACGGCGGGTGGACCTGTCCCGGAGCGGACACCGTGCTGGTGATGGTGAGACCGTGACCGAAGGCCCGGTCGCCCGCCCCGTCATCCACGCCGCGCACTCGGGTGACCGGGCGTACCTGGCCCGGAGCCTGGAGACGGGCGAGGAGGCGATCATCGTCACTCGACTGGCGATCATCCCGCCCGCTGCCCAATGGGCCAATGGCCGAGGCGACCCCGCTGCAGCTGGGCGGCACAGCGTCCCGCACACGGCGCGGCCGACAGAAGATCCGTTCCGGAAGAAAAGGAAGGTCCAACGGTGACCACCGACTACGCGCCCACGTGCAAGGCACCGCGCGGCAAGGGTCCGCGAACGAAGCGCCAGGCGTACAAGGAGCGGCGGCGCGTCGCCCACGAGATCCGCTCGGAGAAGCGCCGCGAGCAGGCGCGTGAGGACGACCGGGCGTTGAAGGCGAGGGTGGGGTGACCCTCCACGATTTGGGGATAGCGATTGGGGCCACCCTCATCCTGGTCGGGTGGGTCGGCTTCGGATTCCTGATCGGTCAGGCCATGGTTCGTCGGCTGCGAGCCGACAACGAGCAGACGATCAAGCCCTGGAGCCCGGCCCAACTCGGAGTCGTCCTGGTCTGCTGCATCGTGTTTGCCCCGGTGGTGATCCTGGTGGTCGTGGTCATGGCGGTCCTGTCGATGATCGGTACGGCGGTGAAGTGATCGACGTCTTCGTCGTCCCGCTGATCGTCTCCTGGCTGGCGCTCACGGTCGTCTTCGGCGGGAAGGCCCAGTGACCAAAGCGCAGTTCGGCCAACGTCTGCGGATCGCTCGCACCGACGTCAGGTACTACTCGAAGCATCGTCGGTGGATGGCGATGGCCCGGTCGGTCGCCCTGGTCCTGTTCTGCGGGTGGATCTCCGAGACCTGCCAGGAGTGCGGACGACGCCATCACCTGCTCTGGCACTCGCCCCAGCCGTTGTGGGACGAGCTGATCGGGCGACCGGGCGGGATCCTCTGCCCGCGGTGCTTCGACGCCAAGGCCAGAGCAACCGGCATCTGGACGCTCTGGACGCCGATGGTCGTGAGGCGCCAGGGCGTGGCGACCACGAACTGGTGGCACGACCCGGTTCGCGACCGCCTGCTCATGGGCGAGCCCGATCCGCACTACTTCGACGAGGAGAAATCGAACGACCCCCAGGGTCACTGGGGTGACATCGCCTTCGTCCTCGGATGGGATCTCGCGTCGTACTATCCGGACTCGAACCGATCGAAAGCCCTGCCACCGAAGCCCGGCGTCGTCGAACTGGCGGTGACCTACCTTGAGGCCCGAGCGGCGGCTGACGAGTGCAGGTGCGACCAGGAGCTCGGGCTCTGCCACCACATGATCGAGGCGAACCACGCGAGCGCCGACTGGCACTCCTACGTCGACGCGCTGGGTGGCGACAGCGGCGAGCACGACGTGGCCCTGGCCGTGGCCGCGCTCGGTCGGAGATCCATGGCCTCACCCCCGCTACAGGGGTAGGGTCTACCCGTAGAAACTCCCCCAAGGAGGGATGCCGAATGATCGTGGGCAGTCTCGTCTACGCAGTGGTGGTCGTGGTGGTCGTGTTCGCCACCGCCATCGTCGCTATGCGTCACGAGAACAGTCGGAACCAGCGCCTCGCCGACGCGGTGGGCGCTCCGGACAGGTCCCGCCGGCTTGCTCTCCTCAAAGAGGTCAACCGCCCGATCGAGGAGGTCGTGGCCAAGGCCGAGCGCCGGGCGATCACGCAATGGAACGAGGAGCACGACAGCGACCAGCAGGTCGAACTTCCGGGCGTGGCCGTGCCAGTCCTCCCGCCGGGGGTGTCGGCAATGTGGGCCGACGGCAGCACGACTCCTCTTCTGACCGAACTGACCCCGTGGGATCAGCACTACGGCGTTGCCGGGGCTTGCGGGGACAAGGCGATCACCGAGAAGGGGCCGGGCCACGTCCACACCACCCGGGGCGGCGTGTCCTACCGCTGCTGGTACGGTTCCCTGGGCCCGGCTCCACCGCGGGGCGACTCGATCAGCTCCCCGCCCGTCACGGAACGGCCAGCTCCACCCAGGCCATCCGAGGCCCAGCGGCTTGCCGACGCGCGGGAACGCAAAGTGAAGGCCGACGAGTCTCGTCGGCGCGCCGAACGTCGAGCAGGCATGGTGCGAGGTCGAGGTCCGGCACCGACGGTCCCACCAGCGCCGGCTCCGCCACCGCCCGAGGTGACGTTCCGGTGAGCCCGGCCCTGAGCGTGCAAGCAAGGATGAACCAGGCGGCGCGCCAGCGTGCCCGGTCCCGCGCCCGACGTCGGGTCGCCACCCTGCACCGGACCGAGTTCCATGTCCTCCTCGACGAGGTCCCGCGCCCGGTGAAGTCCGGGGACATCGCCCGGTGTATGCGCGAGATCTGTCGAAGCCACCCGGAGGACTTCGCTCGGGCCCAGAAGGTGGAGCGGGCGAAGGAGATGATGCCCCCGGCGCGTCAGACGACGTGCGGCACGCTCGCCGGGCGGAGGAAGCACTACCGACACCACGAGCCGGTTTGCGAGTTGTGCCAGCGAGCGTGGCTGGCGACGCTTCCCTGGCGCACGTGCAAAACGTGTGACCGGCCCTATCAGAGCGAGCGCCGCGTTTATTGCTCGACCGACTGCCAACAGCTCTACATGTACCTTCGCTACTTCGAGGCTCCCTGGCGGACCTGGGTCAACCGGGCGCGCTACGTGCTCAAATACCCAAAGCGGGCGAAGCCATGGGAGGTTGACCACGCCCGACGGGTGCTGGCGGAGTTCGAGGCGACGGGGAAGGTCGAGCGGCGACGCACGCTTCCACGAGGCGTCAAAGCGCCGGCCGCCGTAGCCTTGGCGAAGAAGATCGGGATCGACCTCGGTGAGGCGATCGAACGAGTGGAGGCGAAGGCGAATGTGGTGTGACGACCCGACGTGCGAGCCGTGCGTCGAAGCGAAGTTCCTGCTGGCCGAGGAGCGATCCCGGCTCAAGTCCGGGGTGATCGTCGCGTCTGGTGGGATCGCTGCTCCCGTTGGCCCCTACGGCCTCCCATGGGGCCTCGCGGTCGCGGACGCCTACCCGTGGCGGTCGGTCCCGACGCCCCTGGGTCGCCCGTACCTCGATGCTCTCGGCGCCTTCCCGGCGTTCACAGCCAAGCGCGGTGGGATCACGTTCGTCCGGACGCCGCTGTTCACTGCCGACGGTGGCGCCCCGGTGAAGATCCACCGTCAGCGTCGACGCCCGCTGTCGAGGTGGTGGAACCGGCACTGGCCCTACGCTCGTATCCGGGTTCTCCGGGCGGCGCTCGTGGCGTCGCGGGAACGAGAGGAGTGGTAGTGCATAGCTGGATTCTTCCGAGCGATGGCGACAGAGAAGTCCCGCACGTACTCGACCCGCCGGTTAACCGGTGGAACGTTGGGACCGAATCGGCTGATCTCCTGCGTGAACAGGCATATCTGATCGAACGAGGCGTCCGTCCCCTGGCGGCGACTGGCACCTGCGGAGACAGAACCCCCGATTCGGTCGTTCAAGAACTGCACGGCGGGGCGGCTGGTGCCCGGGTGATCCCCTTCGCCCTTCCGGGTGGCATCTGTGGCTACGCCTCCCACGCCTGGGTGGTTGATCTGGTCCGGTGGGCCGACTCAGGGCCAAGGGTCCAACGCGACCGTATCCTGGGCCTACTCCTGGGCTACAAGCCCGATGCCATCCGGCAGTTCGAGGAGTTGGGCAGTACCCTCGGTCCATTCGACCAGGAATGAACTGATGGACACCACTCCCCGAGCTACCTGCTGGCGAGTAGTGTGGCGAGAGCGATGGCAGATGGCACCGGGGACGACTTTCGGCTGGAGGTCCTGCGCTCAGTGCGCCGGATCCTGGCCGATGCCGAATCCGAGGTCTATCACCTCGTCCGGTGGCTGGAGCACAATCGCCCGAAGCCGACCCCAACCCGTGCAGTAGTCACCATCACAGGAGGAATCATGGGAGCACCCACAATCACCGTCGACACCACCGGCCTCACCGCCACCCTCGGGTTCGAGGACGACCACGGCGACGCGGCCGACGCGCCGGCCGGTTCGGCCGTGTCCTGGAGCGTCGACGACACCGCGGTCCTGACCGTGGCGCCCGACGCCACCAACCCGTTCGAGGCGGACCTGACGGTCGTCGCCGAAGGGACCGCCAACCTCTCGGCCACGCTCACCGGGGCGTTCGAGGCTGACGGGGTGACGCCGATCGCCAACCCCGCGGCCGTGGCGCTGAACGTCGGCGCTGGTCCTGCCGAGCAGGCCGTGGTCACGCTGGCCGACTGAGGACACCATGAAGGCGTGCCCGTCACGCCATTGGGATGCGGAGAGGGGCGGCTTGGCTGACGGTCAGGCCGTCTCTCCGCGTCCGGGGGTAGCCTCCACCCGGTGACGACGATCACGGCTGAGGTTGACGGCCAGGACATGACCTGGCTCCTGGAGATGGACCCGGACGATCCGGAGTTCCGCCGGTACTACTACGAGGTCCTGGGGTCCGACGAGGAGCGCGCCGCGCTCGACGCGTGGCTCGAGAGTCGATCGCCGAAGAGGGCGTTCGCCCTGCTGGGGTACGAGCCACTCCCCAAGCAGTGGATCCTCCACAACCTCGCGCCCTACGCCGAGGGCGGCCCGTTCGACGTTCTCTACGGAGGCTCCGCTGGTTCGGCCAAATCAATGTCACTGCTGATGGAGGCACTGGCCTGGGCCTACCGGGTCCCGGGCATCGAGGTCTGGCTCGTGCGACGAACCTACCCGCAGCTCTACGACTCGTTCATCGCCGTGCTCGAGGAGCGCAACTTCGCCCACGCGCTCGGCACGCGTTGGAACTCGAGCAAGCACAGTCTGCACCTGGCGAACGGCTCAATCCTCCGGTTCCGCCACGCCCGGAACCTGGCCGACGCCGCGGACCTTCTCTCAGCTTCGTGCCAGCTCCTCGTTCTCGACGAGCGGACGACACTGCTCCCGATAGTGGTCGACAAACTGTCATCCCGCGTTCGATCGGCCGATTCGGACATCCCAGTCATCGGAATTAGATCGGGTAGCAATCCAGGAGACATCGGCCACTCACGGGTCAAGGAGGACTTCATCGACCCATCCCCACTGGGACTCGAGCGCATCCCGGTCAAGATGAAGTCCGGCCGGCGAGCCGATCGGTTCTTCATCCCAGCCAAGCCCGGCGACAACCCGTATCTGGACGAGTCGTACTACGACCGGCTCTCACTCTTGCCGCTCGACATGCAGATCGCCTACCTCGAAGGTGACTGGTCGAAGTTCGAGGGCATGGCGTTTCCCGACTGGTCACCGAGCATCCACGTGGTGACGCCCGAGGAGTGCCCTATCGACATGGATTCGGTCCGTGCGGTTGGCGTTGACTACGGACTGGTGGCCCCGTTCTGCGCGCTATGGGGGGCCAAGGCGGCGGACAACACGATCGTCATCTACCGCGAGTTGTACGAGGTGGGGTTGACGCCCACCGAGCAGGCCGAACTCATCCTCGCCAGCGAGGCAGAAGGCGAGCGAACGCGCCAGCACCCGGTCCCGGTTTACCTTGACCCATCGTGCTGGATCCGCCAGCCCAACTCGCCCAAACCCTTCGGCAACGAACCGCCGAAGGGGTCGATCGCCGACGAGTACAAGCAGGCCGGCCTCCCAGTCCAGCGCGCCTACAACGACCGGATCGGTGGGAAGCGCCTGGTGGCCGCCGGCCTCAAGGTTCAAAAAGACGGGCGCCCGCGGCTGCTTGTGTACTCGACCTGCTCGAATCTGATCCGCACACTGCCGGGGTTGCCGCGGGACAAGACCCGGCCGGAGGACGTCGACACCGACGCGGAAGACCATGCATACGACGGGAGCCGGTATCTGCTCGGCGGCCTCACGGGCAAGCGCCGGGGCAAGGCCCGTACGTTCGGCGAGGAACAACGCTCGACGAGGGCGTCTTCGGTAGGGTAGTGCGGTGGCCGTGGATGACGTGGAGATCAATGGTCCGGGGTGGCTCGCCGCCCTCGACCAGGCATACGCCTCTCTCGACGGGGTGATCCGGCGGATCGTTCGGGAGGAACTGGCCGGGCGGACACTCGAGGCGATCAAGGTCCTCGGACCGGTCGCCGAAGGCTCGGTCATCGTGCTGCCCGACGACATCGAAAGCAACATGGACGAGACCATGGCGCTCCTGATCGACAAGATCGGGCACAAGCGGTTCGTCGTGCTTCTGATCGGTCGTAGGGGCAGCGTGCCGGCGTTGTTCGGTCCGGAGGATCTCAAGGAAGCGATCAGGGCGGTGGCGAGGGCGGGCGAGTGACCGACGACGACATCATCGATCCCTACGCCGACGTCCAGGGCGAGAACCCGGACGAGGTGGTCGAGGATGACCAGGACGACCTCGAGGAGAACACGGACAAGACCGGGGTCGTGTGGGTCAACGGGGCGACGACCAAGACCCAGCGACGCAAGCGCCGGCCGCGGCCGAAACTCCGTCGACGGGGGAATACCAAGGCGGACTCGGCGGACGAAGCCCGACGAGACGCCCTCGTCCGGGCGACCGGGCGCGGGGTCCTGGTCGGCCCGGAGGCGGCCAGTTGGCGAACCCAGATGGAACTCGGGAACCGATCGAAGGCCGCGGCCCTGCTCTCGGACGGCACGCTCACGCACAACTCCGGGTCGGGGTTCGGAGCGTGCTGACCGGCGCTCTGGTCGTGATCACGCTCATGGTCCTGTTCGCGATCCTGGCGGCGAGCATGATGAACCCACCTCGTCACGGTGGCAAGCGTCCACCCAACCCCCCACCGCGGCCCGTAGCCTCGAGCCGCGTGCCCCGGCCACCGCAGGGCTCGGGCGAGAGGAGACGCTGATGGCGAAGAAAGTCAGCCATTCGAGGCGCCCGAAACGACCGAAGCGGGGCTCGGTGAGCCGGGCCAAGGGCTTGAAGAAGGTCAAGATCCGGACGATCGTCGGCAAGTAACGCCGGGGGCATTACCTTTCTCCCATCCAGCGAGCATGTACCCTCAGAGGTCGTGACGATCCTCGCACTGGTCCTCGCTGCGTTCGCCGTCATGCGGGTGACCCGGCTGGTGACGACCGACGAGGTCGCCCAACCCCTGCGTCTGGCGCTCGTCCGGCGGTTCCCTCCGAGCACGAAGCCCCTGATCCAGCCCCAGACCGGCGACGAGGTCGAGGGTGCCGCGGTGTTCGCTCCCCACTGGGTCGTAGTGCTGCTCTCGTGCGGCTGGTGCCTGTCGTTCTGGCTCGCCCTCGTGGCCGTGATCGCCCTGCACTTCGCCGGGTGGCTCAACTCCTGGGCGCTCGTAGCACTCGCTTGGCTGGCCGTGGCGGGGGCCGCGGGGATCCTGTTCGACTACTCGACGTGAGGGGCGACTGATGGCTCCTCGGAGCACGCGGACGAAGACGCCTCCGATCGACGCCGCGTCAACGGTCACCACGCCGAAGACCCCGGCCAAGCGCGCCAGCACGAAGACGCTGGCCGAGCGAAAGACCCAGAACGCCGCCGATGTCCTCCGGGCCTACACCGCGTCGACGTCCAGGGAGGTCGAGCGCGTCAACCAGGTGCTCACCGCGGCGGCGGAGATCCTCGAGCCCGGCGCGAGCCCCGGGGACTACGGCGGACGGCCGAACGCGGCGACGCGGACTTGGCAACACGCTGCGTGGGGCTACGGGCGCTCTGTTCCCGAACTCGGCGCGGCACAGATGTTCGTCGGCAACTGCCTGTCACAGATCCAGCTCGCCGTCGGGAAACGAAGCCCGGACGGCTCGACCGAGATGGGGTTCGACGGCGACGAGCCGGTCGAGGGGCTTGACTCGAAGCTCGCCAACCAAGCGGCCGAACTGATCTCCCAGATTCGGGGCCCGACCGGCGGCCAGTCCGAGGTCCTGCGGTCATTCGGCGAGAAGGTTTTCGTGATAGGAGAATGTTACGTAGTCCCTGAGCAACTGCCTTCGGGGAAGGTCTTCCAGGTCATGTCGACCCAGGAGCTGATGCCCGAGGGCAACGAGTGGGTGTACTACCCGGGCCCGGGGTTCAAGACTCGGCCGCTCGCCGAGGGCACAACCCCGATCCGCGTCTGGCGCCGGGACGGGCAGTACGGGATGATTGCCACCTCTTCGGTCCAGTCGTCGCTGGAGGTCCTCGAGGAGCTGGTCGTCCTCACTCGGCTAGTCCGCGCCAGCGCCATCTCCCGCATGGCCGTCGCGGGGATCTTGTTGCTCCCCGACGAGCTCGACTTCCCCGAGGAAGAGGCTGGCCCCGACGGGAACATGAGCGAGGCGCGCAACCCAGTTGCCGTCGACATCATCAACAACGGGTCGAAGGCGATCGACGACCCCGCGTCGGCCGCCGCGTGGATGCCGTTCGTTCTCCAGGCTCCGGGCGAGATCCTCCAGCACGTCAGGCACGTCCCGTTCCAGACCGACGACCAGGAGAATGTGATCAAGCGGACCGAGGCGTTGCAACGCCTGGCCCAAGGATTAGATCTTCCAGTAGAAATCGTAATGGGCCATCAGTGCGTCGATCACCAAACCGAGATCCTGACTACTCGCGGGTGGCTTTCCAACGACGAAGTTCAGGCCGGCGACACGGCGTTGACTCTCAACCACGAGACTGGCGCATCGGAGTGGCAACCGGTCGACGCCGTGCACCACTACAACGTGGTGGACGAACGGATGCTCTCGATCGAACGCAGGTCGCACTCGTCGCTCACTACCGCCAACCATCGGTGGCCGGTCATATCTCACGGATGGGGCAAGCGACGTTGGAAGACATCCGAGACGCTCTCGACCGATACCGACATCATCTGCGCTGCGCCGCACCAGACCTTCGACCCCGAGCCGAAGTGGTCCGATGACCTCGTGGAACTAGTCGCCTGGTACTACACCGAGGGCACCGACATCCGGGCCGGATCAGCCGTCATCTATCAGTCAATGAAAGCCAATCCGGTGCATGTCGCCCGGATACGGGCCACTCTCACCAGCCTGGTAGGACCCCCGACCGAGTCGATGCACGATGCCTCGCGATCTCGGGCCCAATGCACGTTCCCCGGTTGCGAGTGGCTCGTGCACAGCCACGGCCTCTGCGATGCCCATCGGGCTCAGCGAATCCAGGGAATTCCCCTGCGGCCTGTGCGTCGTACCACCGATCCGCCCGCACCAAAGGAAGCAGTGCCGGCCTGGCGGGAGTCGGCACCTAACGATCGGGGAATGGTCCTGTTCCACCTGAACAAGACCCTGGCTGATCACGTGCGCGTGCTAGCTCCCGCCAAGGTCCCGTCAGGCGAGTTCATTCGGTCGCTCTCTAAGGCCCAACTAGAGCTGTTCATAGAACGGTCGGTGGACGGGGATGGGTGTCGGATCGGCGATGGCGACTCGATTCAGTTCCACCAGGCGGACCAGCGGCGAACCGACGCCTTCGAGCTTGCATGCGTACTTGCCGGGCGAGCGGTGACGCGTCGAACGGGAATATCCACTGGTGGGTTTAAGGACTCGGTTCGTCACCAGGTGGTCACCCGGTCCAATGACGTGGTGTCTATAAGGCCTGGACGGGAATGGGTCACCTACACCGGTCAGGTATGGTGCCCCACCACCGGCAACGGAACCTGGCTCGCCCGGCGCAAGGGCACCGTGTACTTCACAGGGAATAGCACAACGTTCGCCAACGCCGCCCAAGTCAGCCAGGACACTTTCAATCTCCACATCAAGCCAACGATCCAACTCTTCTGCGACGCGCTCACGATCACCTACCTCTGGCCCGCGATCGCGATCGCCCGCGGGATCACACCGGAGACCATCGCCGTCTCGGGCTATCCGGCGGACATCCTGACGGTGGGCGTGACGTTCGACGCGTCGAAGCTCATCAGCCGGCCCGACCGCGCCAAGGACATCATCGACCTGTACATCCACGACATGACGTTCTCCGCAGTGAAGATCTCAGAGGCGCGTGAGGCGGTCGGACTCGACCCCGATGGCGGGCCCGACGACGACGAGATCTCCAAGCGTGTCGACGCCTACCGCCTGGGCCGGATCCGAGAGGTCATAGCGGGCCCAGTCGACGACGCGGCGGTCCCGATCCAAGACGCCTCGGCGGGCAAGGCGGTGGTCCCGGGTCAGTCCGCCGGGTCCAAACTCATCGGCCAGGAAGCCCCGTCAGCCTCGACGTCCGGGGCCGAGAGTGAGGCGGTCGTTGACAAGACGGCGATCCAGGATGCCGAGGACTCCTCGACGAGCGTCCGGACGTCCACTCCCCTCGCCGAACGCATAGCAGGGGCGGCGGAGATCGTCGCCGAGCGCGCCGTCGAGCGCGTCGGGGCGAAGCTCCGGAGCAAGTCCCGCGGCAACGCCTTCTCCGAGGCCGAGCGCGCCGCGTGCTCGGGGGTCGCCAACGCCAAGCTTCCGCGGGTGCTCGGCAGGGAGATCGTCGAGCGGATCGTGGGGAACACCGACGAGCTGATGCTGGCCGAACTCAAGCATCTGGCGAAGAAGATCGAGGAGTGGGCGACGGCCGACGATCATCCAGACCCCCCGGCCGTGGTCAGCGAGGCGGCGTGCATAGCCATCGAGGCCGCCCGGGCATGGCTCTACGCCGACCCCGAGCCGATCGACCCCGCCCGGTTCTCGACCCTTGAGCAGGCATCGGTCTGATGGGGAAGGCATCGCGCAGGCGACCGAGGACCGACACGGACGTCCTCAACAGCGGGTGGCCGCTGCTCCTGCACCCGAACCGGCTGCTCTCGACGGTCTGCCTCCCGATCGCCACCTTCGACGACGGGCTGGCGTACCTCGTCGACCAACTGGTCAAGGCCATGCGCGTGACCCACGGGATGGGCGTCGCCGCCCCCCAGGCGGGCGAGCCCTGTCGGGTCTTCGTCTGGACCCAGGATGCCAAGGAGTGGGCGATCGTGAACCCCGAGATCGTCGAGGCCGACGGCGAGCAGATCGGGCGCGAGGAGTGCCTGTCGATGCCCGGGGTCGACCTCCAGGTGGCCCGGTCGATGCGGGTGGTCATGCGCGGGTTCGACATCGAGGGGACGGAGATGGAGCGCGAGGGGACGGGCCTGACCGCCCGAACCTGGCAGCACGAAATCGACCACCTCGACGGGGTGATGATGCTCGACCGGGTCAACCGCCAGCTTCGACGCAACGCCGAGCGCCAGTGGGAGAAGAGGCGGGTCCCGCACTCCGGAACCCGGGCCCGGACGAGGGTGTCGGCATGAGGCGGCTCACCAGCCAGCCCGAATGCACGACGGTGGGGATCGCCTTGGGGTTGCTGCCCGAAGGGTGGCGTCACCTTGTGGAGGACGTCGACGTCGCCATCGGTATCGACCCGGCGTTCGTGGGTTTGCACGACTACGACCTGACGACGTTCGACTTCGACGACGAGCCCTGGGATGCCCACTACAAGGATCTTCCGCACATCGTCGGTGAAGAGCACCAGTGGATGTTGCCGATCTCTGCGCGGTGTCTCACCGTGGTGCTGCCTCTCGGCGTGGGAGTCAAAGGCGTGGTTCACGAGTTGGGGCATGTCCTGTGCCGCCTGGTGCCATGGAGTTGGACCCCGGCAGGCTGTACGCCCTACGGCCGGACCGACCGTGAAGAGGCATTCGCCGAGGCGGTCTCGTCCTGGTGCGTACCTGCGTACGAGCCCGACTATTGGGACCGCGACAGCGAGGCCATCATGCGGAACCTTGAGGTGGCCGCATGAGCCGACGACTGATCCCGGCCGCGCAGGTTGACGAGTGGGCAGCCCAACTCCAGGCGGCGGTCGACCGCGCCCTCGACGCCCAGCGGGACGCGGTCCTGCGCGTGCTCGGTGCGCACGGGATCCAGCTCTCAGTCACGGCCGCGTCGAAGAAGGGCCGTGCCGCCGGCCTGACCGGGGTCGTGGCGTTCACGGTCTGGGACCAGGACCAGTGGGCGAAGCTTGTCGATGCCCAGATCCAGCCCGTCGCCCAGAGCGTGGCAGACGACGCGGTGGTCGTGGCGTCGTCGAACGTCTCGACCTCGACCGCCGGAATGCCCTCGAATGCCGACGCGATCTCGGCCGCCATCGCGTCCGCGGCCATCGCCTCGGGCGCGTATCTCGGCCAGCGGATGAACAACGCCGCGGCCAGTTCAACCGATCCATCGGACGACATCGCCGATGTCCTGGCCACGTCTTCGGCGATCGTCGGGGGCGTGGTCGCCGGCATGGCCCTCGCCGCTGCGAACTCGGCCTCGGGCGACGTCTCGCAGTTCGTGACCTCGACCACGGGCGTGCTCGCCACCCACTCGTGGAACAGCGTCCTGGGAGAGACCACGAGGCCCTGGCACGCCGACGCCGACGGGCAGGAGGTCCCGGTCGGCCAGCCATTCATCGTCGACGGCGAAGAGATGATGTACCCCGGGGACTCGGCGGGCTCGGACGAGAACACGATCAACTGCCAGTGCTGGGAAGAGGTCGACGGCCTCGATTCGGGCCAGGCCGCAGCATGATACCGCCGACCCACCGACCTGATGTGCCAGACTTCCAAACGTCGAGGAGGCAATGACCATGCGCCAGATGTGGGGTCCGTTCACGCGTCGCGAGCACCCCGGGGTGCCCGCAGATCACTTCCTGCCTGCCTGCGGCCGCCACGCCGCGGTCGATCACCGAGGCCGGATCACTGCCCTGGTGGCTGATGGCCCCGACCCTGGTCCGATGGTGTTCGGAGCGATCCCGCTGAGCGCCGGACCGTCGGACACCACCGACGCGGCGTGGGACGGCGGAGCCCAGGAGAAGAACCTCAACAACGAGGACGGCAAGGCCGAGTACCGCCAGATGTACGCCTGGGTCGATTCGGACGCTGACCAGGACACAAAGTCGGCCTACTCGTTCCCGCATCACATGGTCGATGGTGACGGCAAGGTCGGAGCGGCCAACACCACGGCCTGCTCGAGCGGGATCGGGGTTCTGAACGGCGGGCGCGGGGTCTCGGTCAAAGACGCCGACTGGTTCGATGACCGGGCCGGGATCTTCAAGCACCTGGTAGCCCACCTCTCGGCCTCCGGGGTCAAGGACGAGGACCTGCCGAAGCTCGACGACATGACCGTGGTCGACGAGCGCGAAGCCCTGGTGGTCCGACTGATCGCCACGGGCAAGCTGGACGATGCCGGCATGGCCGAGCTGCTCACCGAGGACTCGATCCTCCACGACCCGGACAACGCCCGCCTCACCGAGTACGTCGTCGCCTGCGAGACGCCCGACACCACGACCACGATCACGAGGATCGAGACCGGCGAGCAACTGGCGGAGAAGCTCGCCGAACTGCGCGAACGCCAGGGCGAGACCCCGCGGATCAAGGTCAAGCTCGCCGCCTTCGACGACCTCGAGGTCGAGATGGCGATCCACTGGGACCCCGAGGTCTGGGACGAGTCCTGGGTCAACGAGGACGGGACGATCGGACGCAAGGGTGCCTTCGTCTCGAACGGTCCCGAGACCCCGTTCGCCATGGTCGCGGCCGGCGGGGATCTTCCACAGCTCGTGGACAACCCCGGAGCGCCCTGGCACGCCATCTTGTGCGTCGAGGGCCTGCGGACCGACGAGGATCCAGGCCGGGAGATCATGCCCATGGCCTGCGAGTTCCCCGACCTTCCGGTCTCGCTCCGCCTCCAGATCCACGACGAGGGCGGTCACTGGGGCGCGGTCACCTGCGGGCGCATCGACACCATGGAGCGCCAGGACATGCAGGGCTACAACGCCATCGCAGGAGCGGGGGTCTTCGGGACTGACGAGCACGGCCAGCTCGCCCAGTTGCTCGTGACCGAGCAGACCCAGCGGTTCATCTCGATCGATCCCCGGGCGGTCACGGTCGAGGTGGTCGAGGTCGAGATCAACACCTCGGGGATTTACGACGGCTACGACGACGAGTGCGAGCCCGACCTGTACGACTGGTGGATGCGCTACACCAGCCTCACGATCGGCGCGGCCACCATCGTGGCAACCCCGGCCTTGCAGCAGGCGGTGATCACCCTCGCCGACGTGCCGCTTCCCGAGACCCCGATCGCCATCGCCAACGCCCAGACCTCGACCGTCGTGGCCTCGGCGGGCCCGCTCGCACCTCCCGGGGCGTGGTTCGAGGACCCGGCGTTCCACGTCGGAGATCCCCGCCTCGTCCGCCAGGCCGACGGGCACTACGCCTGCCCGCTGACGGTCGACGACGACGGCCGGGTCTACGGCCACGCGGCCTACTGGGGCTCGAAGCACACGGGGTTCCCCGGACGCACGGTCCATCCCCCGCACTCCCCGACGTACGCGTACTTCACCACCGGCCACGTCAAGACGGCCGAGGGCAAGGTCGTGCCGGCGGGCCAGGTCACGATGGGCTGCGGACACGCGACGACCGACCTCGACCAACGCCGGGCGGTCGCCCACTATGACGGCGGGTACGGCGCGATCCAGATGGCGGACATCCAGGCGGGCGAGGACGACTTCGGGATCTGGGTGGCGGGCTCGCTCCGCTCGGACGTGACCGAGACCGACATCGCCAAGTTCCGGGCTCAGAACCTCTCGGGTGACTGGCGGACGGTGGCGGGCACGCTGCACATGGTCGCCTGCCTGGCCGTCCCGGTGCCGGGGTTCCCGATCTCCCGCGAGTCCCTGATCGCGGCCGGGGCCGAGGTCATCGACTCCCACGCGGCACGCGCCGGGGTAGACCCCGAGGACCACGACGTCGTTCTTTCGCTCGTCGCGGCCGGACGGGTCCACCGGGCTCCTCCCGAGGAACGGTTGCAGCGCCTCGAGCACCAGATGGACTCGATGCGGGCCCGCGAGCGGCGTGAGAGCGTGCTGGCCGACCTGCGGGGTCTGTCGGCATGAGCGACGGAGCGACGGCGGTGGGAGCGGGCACGGAAGCAGCGATGGCGGAGATCGCCGACCTGGGCGGCGTGGCCGCGGTGGCGATGGTCGGTGGCAAGCAGGTCGACTGGGAGCCGGCGGAGAAGCCCTGCGAGCACCGGAACCTGTTCAACCAACGGGTGGTCGTGGCCGCGGTCACGCTTGAAGCCGACGAGAAGACCGGCCCGATCGACCACTGGGAGGCGACCCTGGCCGTCCGGTGTGCCGAGTGCGGGTCTGCGTTCGACGTCGAGCTCGACACGGCCGCCCTCCGGACCGAGGGCAAGACGATCTTCGTCCGACTCCATCCATCCGCCGACTGACCTCGGCGAGTACCATCCGCCAACATCGACCCAGGAGGGCCCGAAGAACATGACGCAGACCGCAACCGCCGCCCCGGTCGCACCAGCTATTCCGGGGGCACCGACGCCTGACGGGCTCCCGATCGACGCTGACCTGATCCTGGTCGAACTCGGGAATGCCAAGCCCACAAAGACCACCTTCTGCGACTGGGACGGGGTGGCACCGGCCGTGACCTACGTCTACATCCCGACAGGGAAGGACCACTTCCCCGAAGGCCACCACGGCTACGTCCAGGCGGTCGACCCCCAGGTCAACGGTCAGGCGATTCGCCGGCACGTCGAGCACGCGGCCTACGAACTGGGAGGCGTCACGCACCTCCCGGGCCATGAGCCCGTCCTCGTGATCGTCTCGGCCGACGGAGTGTGGAAGAACCACTCGGAGCCCGCGACGACCCCGGAGTGGGTCTGGTCGAACAACCCCGAGACCCAGCGCCTCGTCGCCGAGTTCTTCGCCTGCCCCCAGGGTCGCCCGGCCGACGTCGAGATGACGCACTTCACCACGGCCGGGCCTCCGGGGGTCTCACCTCCGCCCGACGACGGGATCGCTCCGGGGGCCAACTTCGAGATGAACGCCCTGATCACCCAGAACGGGCGGGACACTCAGGCCCGGACCTTCGGGGGGCCTGGCGGGACGTCCGGCACCAGCACCACGGCACCGGGAGCCACCAGCATGACGCTGGACGACCAGACGGCGCCGGGTAGCACCACGGCGTGGACGAACATGCGGGTGATCCGCGGGGCGGTGTGGGCGCAGATCATCTCCAACACCAACGCGACGCCTCCTGTGTTGACGGTGGACCGCTGGTACAACTTCGCCACTCCGGGCGGCGCGGCGGGCTCGACTCCTGCGGCCGGCGTCTACGGGATCATCGGGGGACCTGCCCCGTCCTGGGTCATCGGCCTCTCGACATCGACCACGTCTCTGCCGACATCCGCGGGAGCATGCACGAACACAGTCCTCCCGGGCCCCGAGATCACCACGTCAGGCGGGGGTCTGGTTCGCCAGATCTGCCCGTGGGCGCACACGGCCTCGGCCGCCACGACCACGCTGACGCCGATCTTCACCGCCAATGGGTCGGATACGCTGCCGGTCACGATCGGCTCGATCGGGGTCTTCAACTCGATGGTCGTCTCCGATGGCACCGGGACGATGTTCTTCAACACGCTGCTCACGACGCCGGCAACGCTGTCGAGCATCGGCGATCAGCTCACGCTCACGGAGACGATCTCGGGATCGTAGGTCCTGGTAGAGACCGATTCTGCCCATGCTGACCTTCCCCGACATAGAACTCCCACCGACGTTCCCGGCCCAGGCGGGGCTCGACACACAGGGCCTCCAGGCCATCACGGCGTTCGCCGCGGGTGGCGGGGTCCTCAGCGGTTGCGGGGTGACCGCGCAGTCCTCACCGAACATGACCGTCCAGGTCGCGGCCGGGATACTGGCCGTCGCTGGGACCGCCTACTCAGTGGGCGCGGTGGGTTCGCTCGCCATCGCGGCTGCGAGCACGACCGATCGCAAGGACGTGGTGATCTATCGCGTGGGCACGGGGGTCATGGTGCTGCAAGGAACGCCCTGCGGGACGGCCGGGTGGACCGCCACCTCGTCCAACCCCAACTACCCGGTGAAGCCCGCTCTGACCTTCACGACGGACCTCCTGCTGGCCGAGATCTACGTCGAAGGAACTGGGGCCACGGCTACGACCTCGATCACGACCGGCAACATCGTGGACCAGACGCTCACGATCGCCATGCCGCCGTTCACGGCCGGGGGCGACCTCACCGGCACGTTCCCGGCACCGACGATCAAGGCAAGCGTTGCGCTCACGGGCGCACCGACCGCCCCCACGCCGCCGATCTCTGACTCAAGCACCAGACTCGCCACCACGGCGTTCGTGAGTGCTCTGGTCGATGGGGCCGACTACAAGGCGGCGCGCCAACTCGCAACCACCGCAGCCCTTCCGACCAACACCTATGCCAACGGGGCGTCGGGGGTGGGAGCAACACTGACCGGCGTCGACCTTACGGGCGCGGCGCTCGTCATCGACGGGACGAGCAACCCCGCTATCGGCACGACTGTTCTCGTCAAGAACGAGGTGGCGGGAGCGCACAACGGGGCCTACGTCGTCCAGACCGTGGCGGCAGTCGGCACCGCGTGGGTGCTGATCCGGGCGACCGACTACAACCAGGCAGCGGAGATGGCGCCGGGCGATGCGTTCTACATCTACGGCGGATCGAGTGGAGGCAACCTCTCGACCACCTGGGTGATGAACCAGTCAGCGGCGATCACGGTCGGAACCACCGCCCTGACCTTCGTGCAGATCCAGGGCATCGGCTCGATCACGAGCGGCGCGGGCATCACCATCACCGGCACGTCAATCGCAATGACGACTCCACCGCTGACACCGGGAGCCACGCAAACGGCCAACTTCACCGCCCTGGCTAACCTTTTCTACCCGATCAACACGACGGCGGGGACGTTCACCGGCACGCTCCCGGCTGCTCCCGCCAATGGCACCGTCGTCGGATTCAAGATCACCGTCTCCACCACTCCAGCGACCATCTTCACAGTGGCGGCGGGTGGGAGCGACGTACTCAACGTCGCGGGGACCACCTCGGCCACGATCAAGGTATTCGGTGAGGTCCAGCAGTGGATCTACTTCTCCGGTGTCTGGTACGCGTACGTCAGCACGCCCGTGGGGCAGCTCGACCTTCGGTACCCGTTGAACACGGCGACACCTGGCGGCGATCTCGCAGCAGCCGGATCGACCTACGCTGTCCCGCTGCTCTCGGCCACGGCGAATGTAAAAGCGATCATTGAGGCGAACTCAACGCCGTTCCCGCTCCCCGGCGCGGTTGACTTCATGGGGCACTCCTACATGGGCGCCACGGACCTCGGACTACCCGAGCCCATGATGCAGGCGAAGTATGTGGCCTCCCGCATCGCGGCGGCGCTCGGTGCTACGCCTGACTCGGTTACCTCTTTTACCCAGGGGGGCGGCCGCCTCCTCTCCACCGACACTGACGGTTGTGGGTGGGGCACAGCGTTGCAGCGTTGGCTTCCGCCCACGGCCGTCGGTCTCGCTGCGCAGTCTGGCGGGGCGTACCAACTCGGCGGCCAGGTCAATCCGCCCCTCCCGGCCACGAGCCTGCCCACATTCGTCGGGCTGCACGGCATAAACGACGTGGTCTATCCCTTCGGTGGCGGCTTCACGCCGTTCACAGCGTCGGCCAATGGTTCGGGGACTCTCACGAGTTCGACCAATCTCTCGTCGACTGGCAGTTACCTGGCTGGTCGTATTGGAGGCAACGGCATCCAGGTCGGGGATTACCTCTTGGGCGCTGGTATCCGCGGCGCGGCCCAGGTGGCAAGTGTGACCTGGAACGGGTCAAACCTCACGACAATCGTTCTCACAACGGTCGGACAGAACACGGCCCCCTCTACCAGCGTCTCTTACAACCTGATCCCCAATAACTTCGCCACCCAGGGAAAGGCGGCGATCATAAATGCCGCATCGGCCGTCGTCCAGCGACGGGTTGCGGGGGCCATCGTCCGTTCCGACGACGCGGCGATCACGTACTCAGGGACCTGGACGACGGTCACGCAGAATGGTGGCAACACCGGGCCGACCATCCGACAATCCATTGTCAACAACTCGGCGCTCAGCTACACCTTCCCCGCCACGCACCCTGGCGGCATGGTGGGGTTCATCTTCGTCGGCACCAACGACCTCGACGCGTCGGGCTGCACCGTGACGGCGGGAGGCACGAGCGCCGCGGGCGTACTCGGCGCCGTCACCACGGTGGGACGCGCTGGGTGGTGCGGGTTGAATGCCCCGGTCCTGGTAAGGATCAAGACAACCGCCGCCGACGCGGGCAAGACGATCACATTCACATTCGGCACCGGAAGCGGCGGCACGCCGGTTCTCCAGTTCGACTCAATCAACTTCGATGCGCAGTACCAATCACCCGTCATTCTGGTGACGCAGCCCCTCGTCGTCCCCGACTTTGACGGCGCCGCTGACCCGGTAACCAACATCCCAGCCCTGAACGCTGCTCTCGCTCGGGTCGTCACGAACTTCCAGACAGCCCCAGCGGGTGGGTTCCCCGCCATCGGCCCGATCACCCCGGCCTACACGAACGTCGTGCTGGCGGACTTCGCCACGGAGATCAACAAGAAGTCGTTCTACCTCGGGTCATCCATCCTCGCCACGGGGAGCACGTCGTCAAGTGTGACCCTGGTCGGTCAGCGCACCACGACGCAAGGCGACCAACTGCCTCCGTACGCGGGACAGCAGCTCGGGATTTCGTGCAACAACGTCGGGGACCTGAACGAAGTGGTGTTCGTGACCTCGGTCGCCGCAGGGTCGCCCGTGACTATCGGCGGGAGCACCTACCCGACGTGGACCGTCAACATGAACCGCAACATCAACCCGTCCGGGTTTGCGGCATTTCAGCAGAACGCCGCCACTGGCTCTATCACGTCGCTGGTCTCCCCGGTCGCCGACGTGATGTGGATGGGACCCGATTACATCCACCCCGGAGACGTGGGTGCGGCCCTCATCGCCAGCAACGTGCTCCAGGCGTACCAGTCGGTTCCGACCACCGCCAACCCCGATTTCATCGCTGCCAGCGGCCAGCGTTGGCTCCAGGGGCGCACGACTCCGTATCCGCGTGCTCTCGACGGCGGCATTTGGACGCCCAAAGGCATCGAGGGGACTTTCACCCCCGTCGCCAACACCGTCTATGCCATGCGCTACTACGCGTCCGAATGGCAGCTCATCACAGGGGTAGGCGTGAGCGTCGTCGCCCAGCAGGGCAACCTTATGTACGCGGCGTTCCTGCTCGATACGTCGAACGGGTCGTATCCGGGGATGGTCATCTGTGACTTCGGGTTGGCTGACGTGGCGCTCAGCTCCAACACGAGCCTCGGCCTTCTCGCTAGTGGCGGCGACGAGTACCTGCTCGCTCCCGGCTCGTACTGGGTCGCGGTCGGATTCAATAGCGCCACGGTGTCAACGGTCCGCGGGGTCGCGACACGCACCGATGAGCCGAACGTGGACTGGATCTCCCTGACAGAACTCAACACAGAGGCGACCACCTACGGGAAGCAGGGTTACACCTGGACTCCTGCAACGACGGGGGCGGCGATCACCAGCATGGCCGTAGCCGGGACACCAGCGCCAATCGTGGGCGGAACCACCGCGCAAATGCCCCGCATCTGGGTCCAAAGGACCGTCCAGAAGTACAACTTCGCCGGATGATGATATGAGCTACGGCACCACCGCCTACGGCACTAGCCCCAGATAGGATGACGAGATGCCAGTAGACCTCAGCGGAATAGCCGACATCACCCAGTTGGAGTCCATCGCCTACAAGCAGATGCGCGTGATCGCGGCGGGACAGCAGGCCCAAGAGGTTCTCCAGGCGTGCGAGGGCCGGATAGCCCAGATCCAGGGTGAGCAGCGGGAGGCGGCGGCACTTGAGGCGAAGCGGCTGTACGACGAGACGCTGGCTCAGACGAAGCCCCCACCGCGGGCCGAGCGCCGGATCAAGCCCGTGAAGGCGGCGAAGAAGGCGCGCCCGGTGAAGAAGGCCGCCAAGAAGGTGGCAGCAGCCCGAAAGCGGACGTAGCTCATGGCGGCGGGCCTGCTCGGGCAGGGCCTCTTGGGACAGATGCTCCTCGGCGCGCACAACGCCGGGAACATCTCGGCCACCATCTCGGATTCGGCCCTCACCTCGGACGCGCTGAGCAGCAACGTCCAACTCCCTCGCTCGTTGTCCGAGAGCGCGGCGACCTCGGACGGGGTCGGGCGCACGATCCATCTCACCTCGTCTGTCTCGGACACCTCCCTCACCCCCGACGCCGTCGCCGCGGGGTCTCCCCGCACGCGCACAACGGCCGACTCGTCGCTAACGACGGATACCGCGGCCCGGCTCGCCGGCCTCGTTCGGGCGCTGGCCGATGCCTCGCTGACCGCTGACTCCGTTGCGACGCGTTTGGCCCTGGCCCGGGTCCTGACCGAGGCGGCTCTGACGCAGGACCAGTTGGTCCAGACCTTCGCGAGAATCCTGGCCGATAGTGCTCTCACGACCGACACGGTGTCAGCACACTCCGGGATCGCCCGAGCCCTGTCCGAAGACGCTCTCACCGCTGACTCCGTGCTGTTCGTGGTGAGGGTCGCGAGCGGCATCATCGGATGGGAGTTGGGGCTCGCCCAGAGTCAGTGGCGGTTCGGGTTCGCCCAGGGCCAGTGGCACGTCGGGCCGGCCGTCTGCCAGTGGCGCGTCGGGAAGGTCGCACCCGTCGCCTTGCTGGTGGTGCGAAGCTAACGCCATGCCCCAACACCAACTCCGGTCCTCGCTCGAGAAGTTCCTGATCCCGGTGGACCTGTTGATCACCGAGGGCGCCAACCCCGACACGTCCCTCGACGTCGTCCAGTTCCAGTTCATCTACGGCGGCCTTCCCCCGCGGTCCCAGCCGGTAGAGGGCGACTGGGTCGACGGGTTCTGGATCACGTCCGAAGTCGGGACTCTCCTGGCCGGGATCCTGGTCGGGCCGGGCGGGACGGTCACGCTCGAGAAGGGGGTCTACGCAGCCTGCATGAGGATCATCGACAACCCGACGGTGCCCGTGAAGGCGCCCGACACGCTCACGATCACCTGACCATGCGTGACACGGGACGCGCCCGTGTGCTTTACTTCCAGCCCAAGGACACAGTCCCCGCGTAGGACCCCGGCCCGGCCGGCGGAGAAGTGCGGACCCACAGGGTGCCGGTCAGTTCCGTTTCGAGCTGGAGGTCCCGTCGTGGGTGAGTCCTTGAAGAACCGTTTCGGTCAGATCGACGAGCAGGGTCGCATCGTCGCCCTCGTCGCCGAAGGCCTCCCGGCATGGCCGGACGACGGCAACCTGTCGGAGTTCACCGACGAGCAGCTGGCCGAGGTCGAGGCGGCTCTTCTCACCGAGAGCGCCGAGATCATGGGTGCCGGCGACGATGCCGACATCGATCGGGCGGAGCAGATCGTCGAGCGCGTGGGTGCTCTTCGCACCGAAGCCGCGACCCGGATGGCCGCGGCCGACGAGCCCGAAACCAGCCCTGAGCTGGAGGAACTGGCGGCCCTGAGCGACGAGGACCGTGCGGCCGTCGTCCAGTACGCAGCCGACGTGGCCGCCATCCCACCGCCCGCCGACGAGGACGCCGCCCTCGCCCGCCGGCGCGACGCCCTCGCCCGCCTGGGCGACCTGACCCCGCCCCCGGCGCCGGAACTCCAGGGCCTGAGCCACGAGGCCGCCGCCTCCTACGCCGAGGCAACCGCCGCTGGCATGGCCCGTGGGTTTGCCCCCGTGGTCGAGGCCCTGACCACGGCCGCGACCGCCCTGGCCACGGCCAACACCCCGCCCGCCCCCGGAACGACCATCACCGCCCGCGAGCTGGGGCGCTACCGTCCCTCGCAGTTCGCTCCGGCCGCCGGGACCCCCGAGGCCCCGCGTCCCCGCGGCCATCTCGTCCACCGAGGAGATGTCGCCGGGATGGCCATGGGCGCTGAGTTCACCTCGATGCGCCAACTGGTCGACGCCTTCGTCACCCGCCACCGGACCATCGGCCAGTCGGCGGCCGAGGACGAGCAAGTCCTGATCGCCTCCTACCAGCAGGACGACCCTCCGCCCGAGCGCGACCTCCGCCACATGAGCGACAGCCGCGAGGTGCGCCAGATGATCGACCGGGTGGTGGGACCCGATGCCATGGGCCGCGACCCGTGGAACCTCAGCCGGGAGGTCCCGATCAGCCGGGGCGGCATCGCCGTGACCGACTCAGAGGCCCTGGTGGCCTCCGGGGGCCTGGCCGCGCCGGTCGAGCCGTACTACCCCCAGCTGGTCCTCGCTGTCTCGGACCGCCCGGGGCTCGGATCGATGCCCGGGTTCATCACCGAGCGCGGAGGCATCCGGCTGGTGCTCCCGCCCAACCTCAACACGCTGGCGAACGCCGTCGCGCCGGGGACGTTCGCCGACGGCGTGGCCGCGACCTCGACTGCCTGGACCTCGGCCACCGCTGAATTCACCGACGCCGACGTTGGGCAGCCGATCATCGGCACCGACATCCCCGCCGGGACGATCATCAACTCGGTGACCAACGGCACGACCCTCGTGCTGTCGGCGGCCACCACCGCCTCGGCCACCGGCCTGACGTTCTACCTGCCCTCGCGCAACCCGACCAACCTCGGAGGCCCCGTGGGGAAGGTCACCGCGGCCCAGGACGCGGCCGGACCGCCGAACTCGGTCAAGTTCACCTACGACGTCGCGAACGGGACGCAGGTCGAGCACGACGTGTACTCGGTCTACACGTCCCTCCAGTTCGGCAACCTGACGGCGCGGACGTTCCCCGAGCAGGTCGAGGCGAACATCCGCCTCGCCAACGCCCTGGCCGCCCGCGTCGCCGAGACGGCGATGCTGGACTACATCACCGGCTGGTCGACCCTGATCACGGCGGCCAAGACCTTCGGCACCGCCCGCCAACTGCTCGCCCAGTTCGAGCACATGGCGGCGATGTACCGGAACAACAACCGGATGGACCCCGCCGCCGTGCTGCGTTTGGGCATCCCGGCCTGGGCGCTCAACGCCATGCGTTCGGACTACATCTCGTCCTTCATCGGGGGAGCGGAGAACTGGGGACTGTCGGACGAGGAGCTGAACTCCTGGTTCGCCGACCGCAACATCCTCCCGTTCTTCTACCTGGACGGGCCGTCGGACATCTCCCAGCTCTTCCCGGTCATCGGGTCGGGCGCGATCAACACCGGGGGGACGAATACCGCCACCCCGGTCGCGCTGCCGGACTACCCGGGACAGGGAGCGACGACCTCGTTCCGGACCAAGGTCGTCTCGTTCATGTGGGCCGAGGGGACGTGGCTCGGGTTGACGACGGGCGAGCTCAACATCGGGCTCGTGCGGGACTCGATCTTGAACTCGAGTAACAGATTCCGTAACTTCGAGGAAGTATGGGAATCGCCTGCGTTCGTCGGGCTCCAGTCCCTCCGCTGCGTTCACACCGTCGCCGCCGACGGCACCTACGGTGCGGCCGTGTCGATCACGCTCGGTGTCGGGTCCGGCCTGTAAGCCCTCCCCTCTCGGGGCAGAGGCCCAAGCAACCACGAGAAGACGAGGGGAGGTGATGACCAGATGGCAGTCCAGGAGTTCTCAGCCGTAACAGGGCTCGACTTCACCCTGGAGACTCCGGTCCCGCTGGTCTCACCGCCCCTCTCGCTCCTTGGCGAGGCCCGGTCGCTGATCGACCTGGCGGGGATGTACGCCCGCCGGCAGGCGGCGTTGGAGAAGATCCAGTCCGGGGCCGAGCAACTCGAGGCCTACGACCGCGACGGGGTCGTGGGCGACGACGACCAGCCGGGCGAGGCAGACAGCCTCGAGGACACGGTCAAGGCGCTCGAGCAGCAGATGTCCGAGTGGACGCGTGAGTTCGAGACCTGGGACGACGGCATCGCCCGGATGCAGGGCTGGGAGCAGGCGATCCAGTACCTCCCCGAGCTGGGCAACGCCGAGTCGATGTCGGTCTTCGCCCCGGGCACGGTCCCGCCCGTCGGCTCTGCGCTGGCATCGGGTGCGACGAAGCAGACCGGGTCCAACCAGGAGCCGTTCTACTGGTACGACCCGTTCGTCGCGGTAGGCCGCGACAGCCGGTCGCTTTTCGGGTGGCCGAACACCGACTTCGCCTCGCGGCTCCAGCGGTGCCAGCGCGCCCTCCTCGCCCACGAGTCGTGGCAGGCCGAGTACGAGTTCTGGACGGGCACACAGGTCCCGACGAACTACCACCTCTCGGCGAGCCCGAGCACGGCCGTGGTCAGTCCCCACCGGACGATCGATGCCTGGCCGAACCCCCTCGCCCCGCCCGGGACGACGCTCGGAACCCCCGAGAGCCTGAGCGACTCGCTCGCCGCCCTCGACCAGTCGATCGCCAACGCCGACGCCGGCACGGGGATGATCCACGCCTCGTGCTACCTCGTCCAGAAGTGGGCGCAGGTCTACCCGTACCTCCGGGACCCGTCGGGGAACATCCGGACGGTGAACAACAACCTGATCGTCCCCGGCTACGGCTACCCCGGGACCGGGCCGGACCAGGCGAGCCGGTCGGTGACCGACGTGGTCACGACGGACGGAAGCCCCGACATCACCTCGGCCTCGGCCGCCTTCACGGACCTCGACATCGGCCGCCCGATCAACGAGACCGACGCCGGGGGTCACATCCCGGCCGGCGCGGTGATCCTCACGGTGACGAGCCCCACCGCCGCCGTCCTGAGCGTCCCGGCCACGGGAGCGGCCACGGGGATCGATGCGACGCTTCCGGGGGTCGGGGGCAACGCGACGGGGTCGGTCGTCCAGTGGGCCTACGCGACGGAGATGGTTTTCCACCTCCAGGGCGACATCGTCTCGTACCCGTCCGACCTCCGCGAGATCTCGCCGGCCTTGTACCACAACTCGGCCGACATCCGCGTCGAGCGGTCCCACGCTCTGCTCACCAACCGGCTCCTCCGGGCAGCCGTCGCCGTCGACACGTCCACCACGTAAGGAGAAGCAACCATGGCCACAAATGGTCCAGTGCAAATCCAAGGCTGCGCATACCGGTTCGCCCGGCTCGCGGCCGACGGCTCGATCGTCAGCTCCTCGTCGGCGATGATCCAAGACGACCGCCCGCTGGTGAAGATCGACATGAAGCCCGAGCTCGAAGAGGGCGTCGAGATCACCCCCAAGTCGGCGTGTGGCGTCCCGGTGATCTCGTACAAGGACTGCAACCGGTACAAGCGGTGGACGATCGGCGTGACCCTCGGCGACTGGGACCCCGAGCAGTTGGAGCTCGTCGGGCAGGGCGCCGTCATCACCGCGCCGGGATCGTCCGGGCGCGCCTTTGCCGACGGCGTGGTGACGATCAACGACGCCATCGTGACCTCCGCCGCCGACGCGGCGTTCACGGCGGACGACGTCGGGCGCCCGATCACCGACGCCGGGTTCACCGTGGCCTCGTGCACCACGGCCAGCACCTCGGCCGACGTCACGACCACGGGGACGTTCGACACTGACGGGGTCTCGGCGGGCATGACCGTGACCGGGACGGGGATCGCCACCGGGACCTTCGTCCTGAGCGCGAACTCCCAGACCGACCTCACGCTCAGCCAGCCGGCGACGGCCAGCGGCACGGTCACCCTGACCTTCTTCATCCTCCCCGCCGGGAACTACATCGCCGAGGTCTTCTCGGCGACCGAGGCCCGGATGAACTTCATCGCTCTCAAGACCGGGGCGGCCCTGACGCTCACCCTCGGATCGCAGGCGGTGTCCACGATCGGGTACCAGTACCCGCGGCTGCTCGCCGTCGAGTGCCCGTTCGGGATCTCGATCGAGGTCTGGTCGAAGCTGATCGTGCGCGGCACCGGCTACCAGGGCACCACGCCCTACCCCTCGGCCGGCACGGCGGAGATCCCCGGATCGGCCTACGTGCGGACCGGCATCTTCCGCGCCTTCCTCTGGCACGGAGCGCGCACGATCGAGAACAAGGAAGCCGGCCCGATGTTCGAGGGCTGGGCGATCGAGAACCCGAACTTCGGCACGGGTCCGGCCGACGACTGGCGCGTCACCGCTCTGCCGGCTGATGGCGAGCCGGTCCCGACGATCGCCTGGTGCAACGAGATGGCGGACTTCGAGCTGCCCACTCCGCTCCAGCCCGGGTACCAGACTCTTCCGATCTGATTCCCACCAACTGATCCCGAGGAGGATCCATGCCCGATTTCGCGAACCCACCCCTCTGGGCGTCCCAGCCGGTACCCGGACAGGTCCCGGTCTACGCCCCTGATGCTCTCGTCCCGACGAGTCCCGGGGTCTACGGCGACGGCTCGGACGGTGTCGTCACGTTCGACGGGACCACGACCATTCTCGGGCTCGTACCGTCGAGCGAGGTCTACACGTTGACCCGCGACCTCTATCTGGCGGGATGCACGATCAACGCCGGGGTGACGATCATCACCGCGGGGTTCCGGATCCTCTGCAACGGCCCGGTGGTTCACAACGGCGCGATCGAGTGGAACGGGAACGCCGGGGCGCTCGGCACGGGATCTGCTGGAACCGCGGGAGCGGCTCTCACCGCTGCGATCGTCGGCGGTGCGACCGCGGGTGGCGCGGGCTCAGCGACCAACGGTGCCAACGGCGCTGCGGGGCCCGCCAGTTCGTTCGGTGGCAACGGTGGGTCGGCCGGCATCGGCAGCGGTGGCACGGCCGGGGTCCACGCCTCGGTGACTGCCATGACCGCGGCGCACGGCTCGATTCGCTCGCTCCCCAACGCCCTGCTTGCGGTCGGCCAGGCCGGGGGAACGATCTCCCAGGCGACTGGCGGCGCTGGTGGCGGTGGAGGCGGCGGTGACGCCACGAACTTCGGAGGGGGCGGAGGTGGTGGCGGCGGTGTCGTCGTCCTGATCGCTCTGAGCATCTCGGGGACCGGGACGATCTCGGCGAACGGGGGCAAGGGCGGAGGCGGCGCGACGGCCGGGAACTGTGGAGGCGGCGGTGGAGGAGGCGGCGGCCTCGTGGTCGTGGTCTCGGGAACCGTCTCGGGCGCGACCGTCGACGGGCTGACCGTCACCGCGACCGGTGGTGCCGGCGGGGCGCTCTCGGGCACGGGCTCGGCAGCCGGTTCGGCCGGGGCAGCCGGCACGGTTCTCCTCCTCGCCGCGTAATCACCCGCCGAAGTTCGGCACCACATAGGATCGAGAACCAGTGGGACTCACCGATTCGGTACTCGAGGACCTGTCCGCAGCCGTCACCCGGGACAGCCCGTTCTCGAATCCCGCCATGTGGATGGCCCTGTTCAACCAGGACCCGGGGCCCGGGGCGGGACTCGTGGGCGAGATCACGAACGGCACGGGGGTCGAGGCGCGCCAGCTCGTCACGTTCTCCGGATCCGACGGGACGGACTCGAGCACCGCGGCCGATACCTTCACCGTGCCGAGCGGGAGCACCGTGACCTGGATCGGGTTCTTCGACCTCCAAACGGGAGGGGCTTTCCTCGGGGGCTTTCCTCTTGTCGGCGCTCAGCAATTGGCGATCGGGATCTCGGGCGCGGCCACGATCTACGCGCCGGGCCACGGTCGGTCGATAGGAGATCCCGTCAGGTGCTTCACCGTGCCCGGCATCACCTCGTCGATCCCCGGCGGCCTGGCAGCCGACACCGTCTACTTCGTCCAGTCCGTCACCGCCAACACCCTCACGCTCTCGGCGACCGACGTCGGCGCGGCGATCGACCTGATCTCGTCCGGGGCGTTCAGCTTCGCCCTCGACGACAGCCAGACCTTCGCGCTCACGGGCAACTTGGTCTTCCCCGCCACCTCGGGCGTCGTGTACGAGACGGCGTCGTGACGGTGGCCCTGCCGGCGACCGCCGGCCAAGCCCAGTCGGTCCACATCCTCAACCCCTGGTGCGAGGAGGACGACCTCCCGGCCGGCCGGCTCCGCAACGTCACCGACGTCGACCGCCAGACGATGATCCTCGCCGCCACCGAGACCCTCTACCGCTTGAGCGGTCGCCAGTACCGGTCGGGCCGCTCGATCATCCGCCCGACCCCGATCGGCGGGGCCTACGGGAACCAGAGCTACCTCTACCCCTACTCGTCGATGTCGGGTTACGGCGCGGCGTGGGGATTCGCCGCTGGGTGGGCGTGGTCGGCGGTGGGCATGGGGTGGTGGCAGAACGGACAGGACCTCTCCGAGGTCGTCCTGCAGGGTCCGGTCCAGCGGATCAACGACGTGATGGTGAACGGGACGAGCCTCGGCCCCTGGCCACCGGCCAACTCGAACTACACGCTTTATGACGGACGGCGGCTGATTCGCAACACCGACGGGGCCGGTCAGAACGTCGGCGCGTGGCCGTGGAACCAGCAGCTACAACTCCCGCTCACCGAGCCCGGAACCTGGGGGATCGACTACGACTGGGGCCAGTCGCCCGGCGCGATGGGCAAGGCCGCGTGCATCGCGTTGGCGACCGAGTTCATCCTCGCGCTGACCGGGACCTCGAACGTCCTCCCCCAGCGCGTGGTCTCGGTCGCGTCGCAGGGCGAGACGATCCTGGTCGGTGATCCGCTCGCGTACATACGGGAGGATCTGACGGGCGTCCCGATGGTCGACATTTTTCTCAACAGTGTGAACCCCTTTAAATTGCGGCGCAGGGCAGCTTTTCTCAGTCCCAATTCTGTGCAAGGGCGCGAGCAGACCGGGTTCCCCACGCCGTGAGCGAACCCATCACCAAGGGCCGGCGACTCCAGCCGATCGTGGAGGTCGACGGGAAGCGGCACCTTCCCGAGCTCGAGCACCCGGGCGACTACTGCGGCCCCATCACGGGCTACAACGGCCCGGGGCAAGAGGCCTGCTTCTTCCTCAAGCCGAACGCCCGCGACGCCGACGCCCCGGCCCGGGCACGCTCAGTGCAGCACGTCCTATTCCCACCGCACACCTACCGGGAGTGCCCTGACGGAAGCCTCGAGATCCGCAACAGCATCGGCGACACAGCCGGCGACGACAAGACGAGCGACGGCTGGCACGGCTACCTCGACGAGGGTCACGTCTGGCGGCAGGTGTGAGCACCCAGCTACTCGTCGTAGAGCCGTTCCCCCCCAAACCCCGGGAACCCGGGATGATGTGGCGATACCCGCCGGGCGACATCGACGGGCGCGAGTGCTGGTGGATCGAACTGCCCCCCGACTCACGCATCGGGACGCCGGGGCATCCGGGGAACCTCTCGTGGCGAACGACCGACCGGGCCTCGGAGCCCCCGCACGAGATGTGGGACGTATCAGGCACTCCGCCGCTCTTGACGGTCACGCCCTCGATCGACGTGGAGTGCTGGGTGATCCGCGGCGGCAAGACCGTCCGTGACGGGTCGTACTGGCACGGACACATCACCAATGGAGTGTTCACGCCGTGACGTGGGACGACACCGCCCGCCACCCCGATCCGCCGTACTGGTATCGGGCCGTTTACCGACGCCTGACCGGGTGGAACTGGACGAACCTCGTCACCCAGGTTGACGGGGACCAGCGCACCTGGCTGAATCCGGCGCAGCAGCCGATCCGAACGCTGCTTGCTGACTGGGCGCGCAACCGCATTTTCCGACGCTACCTGCGGCACTTGGGGCGCACGGTGAGTCAGATCATCGGTCAAAAGGGATGACTCCATGACCGACCTCACCGGCACGATCACGTTCCCACCGGGCCAGTGGATCCCGAACGTCGACCAGGTCACCTCGAGCGCGGCGACGCTGCTGGCGATCGCCGGGAAGGTTCTCGACTCCTACGGCCTGGGGGATCCCTACGAGCGGCGTGTGTTCCTCCACGGGGCGGAGAGCCGGTGGAACGTCACCGACCCACCCCAGTCCCAGTTGATCGTCCGCCTGGAGAAGATGCACTTCGGGAAGGCCGGCCAGGAGCAGTACCAGTTCGAGGACGGGATGATGGGGAAGTACGCCCAGCGCGTGATCGTCTACCAGGTCGAGGTCGTCAATCCCTGGCCGCAGTTCCAGGGGAACATTGCCGTGGCTCCCCCCGACGGGGACGCCCTCGAGTTCGCCGCCCAGGGGCTCTGGCGCGACGGGCTGATCGTCTGGTCGGCACTCGCCGCGACCTCACTCGGCGGGGTCAAGGTCAACCCCCCGGTCGGACCGATCGCCCAGGACAAGATCCTCGTCGGGCCGATGACGCCGGTCGGTCCGTCAGGCCCGCTCGCCGGGCTCTCCACCGAGGTCCGGGTCGCCTTTTGAGGTCGGGGCGAGAGCGCCTTCCCGGCGCGCTCTGGCCACCCACTTATCCGCGCCCGACCGGCTGATCTTCCACCGCTCCGCGATCGCTACCACCGGGGCCCGTCCCTCTTCGACCGCCTGGCGGTAGCACCCGGCCACCCGCTGCCAGTGGTGGGGCCCGTACGTCCGGGGCCTCCCTCGTCTGCCTGTTCCGGCCAGATCGACCCCAGATCTCTCCTGGGCCAGGTAGCGGTCCACCAGGTCCCCGATGGTGACGCTCCCGACGTCTGAGGCCCGGAGCGCCGTAGGGGGCCAAGGAGCGGCCTCTCCGAGGACATCTGCGGCGGGCCCCGGATCGGTCCGAGCCTGGAACGGGGGCTCGGTGAAGATCTCGAGCCCGACGATGGCGGAGACGCCTGCCCGCCCGGCCACGTGGACGCCCACCCAGAGCGGCCCGTCGTCGGGATCGGGCCACCGGGTCCAGAATGAATCTCGCATCGGGTCTACCCTACGCCCAATATAGGGGAGGACCCCGGAGCCCGTTTCGGGAAGTCCGGGGGTCCATGCTGGTCCGGTGAGTCCTCCAGCTTCGGGAAGCGTCCGGGTTTTCGCCCAGTGCGGCGTCGGCCCGCTGCGTCCCCTCCGGTGGGGGGACATCCCATCGAACCACCCACAGCTCGAGGGCTGGCTCGTCGGGGGGCTCGTGACGCTCAAGGGGCTGCGCGGAGAGGGACCGCCCGACCACCTTCGGGCCGGCTGCTGCGGGAGCAACCGGTGAGCGACAGCTCGCCGATCACGATCGACCACGTCGACGTCAAGGTCCTCCCGGGCGACCTGGTCGCGTCGGCCGCCGCCGTCGGTCCGCTCTGGCGGGAGTTCGGGTACAAGATCCTCGCCGCGTCGAAGGCCGACAGCCCGGTCGGTCCCGGACGCAACCGGACGGGTGGTGGAGGATCTGGCCAGAGTCTCCGGGGCTCGCTCAACGTCCGCTTCGAGTTCGGCGACGACCCGCGCATCGGGATCTACTCGGCCAAGACCGTCGGGGATAAGAATTACTCGCTCCTCGACATCGTGGTCTCGGGGACGCCCCCGCACCCGATCGACCCGGTCACGGCCAAGGTCCTCCGGTTCAAGTCCAAGGGCACGGTGGTGTTCGCCGGGCACGTCAACCATCCGGGGACCAAGGCCAACCCCTTCGTCCAGAAAGCCATGGTCGCAATCACGAACGAAGCCGGCGGCATCACCGCCTGACGAGAGGAGAGCAATGAGCCCAGTGAAGGTGTTCGAGGTCGCGGCGAAGAACGCCGAGGTCGAACAGGGGGAAGTCGAGGACTCGGGCGAGCAGTTCCGGATCGAGTGGAAGCACCCGACGGACGCGACGGTCTCGGGGCATGAGGATTTCGTCTGCTACCCCAACCGCGTGACGTCGTTCGCCGTCCTCCAACTCGCGGGGACCGACCTCGGGGCGATCTTCAAGATCTTCCGCCAGGCGATGGAGCCCGTGGATTACGCGCGGTTCGAGGCCTGCTGCGAGGACAAGACCCACGAGGTCGAGATGGACAAGCTCATCGAGATCGTGGCGTGGATCGCGGAGGTCACCACGGGCGTCCCTGGGAAGGGGTCCAGCTCCTAACGAGTTGGGCCCAAACGAACTGGGCGTGGATCGATTCGCTGCTCTTGGAGAAGGGGCTCAACCCGTTCGAGGTCCCCTGGCCGAGGCTGGCGAACTTCATCTTCACCCAGTGGGTCGGGAGTATCTGGGACGACGAGGAGCGAGCGGACGTGATCAAGTCACTCAGTTGGCCGGAGGACGAGATGCAGGGAGCGCAGGGGCAGGACCGGTCGGTCCGGGCCGGCGCGCAGGCGCTCGGGCTGAACCCCGACCAGATGGTGGCCAACGCGTGGGAGCAGCGCCAGCTCGCGCTCCAGCGCAAGGCGGCGACTGAGGGCATGGCGGCGCGGGCCGAGGAGCCGACCGGGTGACGATCGTCGGCGAGGGGATCATCTGGCTCAGGCCGTCGACGGCGGGCTTCGCCGAGGAGGCCGAGGGCAAGCTCAAGTCCTCGCTCGCGTTCTTGGGCGGCGGGAGTTCGGTCGTGGGCGGGATCGTGGCCGGGACCCTCGCGGCCGGCGCGGCCGTCACCATCGTCACGGCGAAGATGGCGATGGACTTCCAGAGCGCCGAGGCCAAGCTCTCGGGAACCGCGGACATCTCAGCGAAGGCCGCGGCCAAGATCGGGACGGCCTTCCTCAACACGATGGGGTCCTCGGCGTTCTCCGGCGAGACCCTTCTCAAGGCGTACACCCCGGTCTCGGCCCAACTCGCCCGGGTCGAAGGCCGGACCCTCTCGGCCACGCAGGCGACCCGGTTCATGGCGGTCGCGTCGGATCTGGCGAAGGCCTCGGGTAAGGATCTCAACACCTCGACCTCGACCCTCGCCCAGACCTTGTTCACGTTCGGCATACGGACGAAGGACGCCGCGGGCGCGGCGAACCTCCTCTTCAACGCCGCCCGGATCACGAACACCCCGATCGACTCCCTCTCGAACATCATCGACAAGCTCCACGCGAAACTCGGGACCCTCGCGCCGACCTTGAAGGACACGGCCTCGATCATCGCCCTCCCCTCGGTCGCCGCGCTCGGGAGCCGCGGGGCGATGCAGGTCAGTTCCGCCCTCGAGCACCTCCTGACCCAGGCGTCGGCGACCTCGTCGGGGATCACGAAGGCCGTGACCGCGGCCCAGGCGAAACTCACGACGGCGAGCGCCGACGTCGCCAAGGCCCAGCTCAAACAGCAGCAGGCCCAGGAGGAGGTCACCGCGTCGGGGACGAACACCCTCGCCCAGCAGATCAAAATGTCAAACGCCCAGGACGCGGTCACCGCGGCGGTCGGGAAGCAGACCCTCGCGCAGCAGGCCCTCACCGCGGCGCAAGGGGACAACGTCGCGGGATCGACCCAGGCCAAGGCGCTCCTCGACCAACTCGGCCTGTCGTCCCTCTACGTCCACGGGAAGTTCGTCGGGCTCCGCGAGGTCATCGCGACCTTGGGCCCACGGCTCGCGGCGATGACCGAGCAGAATCGGAACCTCGCCCTGCAAACCCTCTTTGGGACCGGCGCCGCTCAGGTCATGGGGCACGTGCTCGCGGGTGGCGTGACCGCTTTCGACAAGTCCACGGCGGCGGTGTCCCGACACAACGCGCTCGCCCACGCGGCGGCGGCGATCGCCAAGACCCTCTTCGGACAGCTCGACGTGCTCCGGGCGTCCGTCGAGGACGTCGCGGTCAAGCTCGGACAGATGCTCCTCCCGTACATCCAGAAGTTCGTCCACCTTCTGACCGAGGGCTTCGGGTGGGCGTTGAAACACAAGGAGGTGATGATCGCTCTGGCCGGGGTTCTTGCCGGCATCGTTGTCGGCTCACTCATGGCCGTCGCAGCGGCGTTGCTCGCGGTCGACGTCGCCGGGCTTCCGATCTGGTTGATCGCCGCCGCGATCGCCGCGCTGGCCGTGGGCGTGTTCGAGGCCTACAAGCACATCCCGGCTTTCCGGGACGAGGTCCACAAGCTCGGCGACGACATCAAACGGATCAACTGGAAGGACGTCGAACGGGACGTGAAGTCCTTCGCCAAGGTCGTGGGCAAGGATCTGACCGAGGCCTTCCGCGACGCCTCGGCGTGGCTGAAAGAGGGGATGAAGATCTTCGACGCGCTCCCGGGTCCGCTCAAGGACATCGTCTCGCCGATCCTCGGGATCGTCGTCGCCGTGAAATTCGTTGCCCAGCACTGGAAGGCGGCCTTCACCGATATTGACCACGCGACACGGGACTTCGTCGGCGGTCTCGAGGCCGCGTGGCGGGACTTCCTCGACCCGATCGTCCAATGGGTCGTGGATTTTTGGCACTCGCTCGTGAACTTCTGGCACACCTACGGCGGGGAGATCACCCGGATCACCCGCGGGCTGTTCGGCCTGATCGAATCCGTCGTCCGGACCTTCATCCACGTGACGACCGACATCTCGAAGGCCCTGTTCGACCTGCTCATCCCGATCTTCCGCGCCGGGTGGGCACTCGTCAAGGGCGTCTTCCAGGCGGCCTGGGACTTGATCGTGGGCGTGGTCAAGGTCGCGTGGCGGACGGTCGAGGGCGTCATGGAGGTGGCGAAGGACGTCGTGCTCGGGATCTTCGAGATCTTCGTCTCGCTCCTGACCGGGCACTGGTCGAAGGCCTGGAAGGCGCTCGTCCATATGGTGGTCTCGGTCAAGAGCGACATCGTCAACGCAGCCAAGGGCGTCCTCGAGGCCGTGCTCAACGCCGTCGGCCGGGCCGCCCTCGATCTCTACAAGGGGGCGTTCGCTGCGGGGAAGGATCTGGTGATGGGATTGTGGAAGGGGATCAAGGAGGCCGCGCATCTGGCGACCGACGCCGTGAAGTCCGTCGGCCACGGGATCCTCTCGGCGGCCAAGTCCGTGCTCGGGATCTTCTCGCCCTCGATCCACTTTCAGGAGTACGGGAAGGGAACCATGCAGGGCCTGGCCAAGGGGATCCGGGACAACGCGAACCTCCCCCAGGCCGAGCTCAACAAGCTCAACCTCCACATCGCACCGAAGGACAAGCAGAAGGCGGTCGACTGGTTCAAGGACGTCGCCAAACTCGCCAAGCAGAACCACGAAAGCGCCGGATCAGCGGCCGGTCAGCTCGCCCACCTCTTCGGCGCCGGCCCGTCGGGGTCTGACGCGGCGAAGAAGGCTGCGACCCAGCTCAAGCAACTCACCGAGGCGATCACACTCCGCAAGTACCTCCAAGCGATGGCCCACCAGAACCACCAGGATGTGACGGCCGGGAACAAGACAAGCCGCGACGGGTCGAGCCAGGTCGGCAAGCACGTCGACATGGCATCACTCCACGCGATGACCAACCACCGTCAACTCCTCGACGAGCAGAAAACTCAGACGGCGATCCTCCGCCAGTTGAAGATCGACGGGGAGAAGCCGAAGAAGATCACGATCAAGGGGATGCCCGGAACGACCACGGGGGCCGGTAGCAACGCGGTCGGGGCGATCGCTTCGGGGACGATCCGATGAACAGCGCCGGCTACCCGACCTATCTGGTCAACGGCGCGGTCTCGGTCAACAGCGGGGTCGCCGACGAGAACGGGTCGTTCTGGTACCTCGACGGGGAGATCGCCGGGTGGGACTCGCCGGACATGCGCCAGACGATGCTCACGCGGATCGGCAACACGCCCTCGGCCGACGGGGAGATCGCGGCGGACAACCACTACCGCGGCCGATCGCTGGTCTTCACCCTCATCGCCGAGTGCGCGTCCGAGGCCGCCCGGGAAGCGTCTCGCCTCCTCCTGGCCGGCGCGCTGGACCTGATCAGCACCACCGGGACGTTCCTGGCCGAGGAGGTGATCCCCAAACAGGTCTCGATCATCCGCTCGGGGAACTCGAACCAGGGCAAGCTTGTGATGACCGACTGTGGCTTCGCCATGAAGAACGCCACCGAGGCCCTGTCGCGCACCGTCACCGATGCCGTGACCACGGGCAGTTCGGAGAACCTGGTCAGCGCGTCGGCGAACTTCGGGACGGGTGACATCGGGCAACCGGTGACGGGGACGAACATCCCGCCCGGCACCGTGGTCGTCTCGATCACGTCCACGATCGAGGTCGTGATGTCGAACGAGGCCACCGCGTCAGGGAGCGACCAGACGGTGACGATCGGCGGGTACCCGGGCTTCCCCGTCGGGACCGTCGTGTGGCTGCTCAAGGCCGAGATCGAGATCTACGCGCAGGACCCCCGGAAATACTCGCCCGTCCCCAACGAGGCACCGTTCGAGTCGAACGTGGCGATGGTGACGAACGAGGGGAACACCGCCACCCAGAACGCGGTGATCACGATCGAGGTGACCGGAGGCGGGGACGGTCCGTTCCACATCGAGATCGTCAGCGTCGCCGACATGGAGTTGCTCGTCCCCCCGCTCCCGGCCGGCGCGCCCGCCCTCGATCCGATCCCGACCGAACTCGTGGTCGACCTCTACAACAAGACCATCACCGACGGGGAGGAACGCAGCTACTACTACCTGCGGAACCTCCAGACCCCGTGGCTCACGATTCCCCCGGGGGTCTGGGCGGTCTCGATCAGCGGGGCGGGCGGCAGCAACATCCCCGGGAGCGTCGTCAGTTACTCGGCGTGGATCTGATCCGTGGCCCGCGTCCGCGTCAACAACCAGTTCGGGTTTCTCGGGGCTGACCCCGGTATCAGCGGAACCACGCTGACCTTCGGCGCGGCCCCCGTTCCCCCGTTGCCCACCCTCACTGGCGAGGACTACATACCGTTCACCCTTGACGCTCTGTCTGACCGGTTCGAGATCGTTCACCTGGTCGCGCCCTACACGTCGGGAGATCTGACCGGGCCGATGGTGCGGGAGGCCGAGGATGCCGTCAACTTCCCCGCGGTCGCCCACAACCTGCCGGCGACGTGGAAGGCGTGCCCCACGGCCCTCGACTACAGCGCCACGATCTTCAACGTCCTCTACTACGGGGCCGATCCGACTGGGGTGAACGACAGCACTGCGGCGTTCCAGGCGGCGATCAACGACGCCACGGCCAACGCTGGGTCAGACGCGCTCGGTCCGGTCTACGTGCCAGCCGGCAAGTACAAGATCAGCGGCACGCTCACGGTGGAGAACGTGATCGGGTTCCGCATCTACGGGGACGGTAAGTGGCTGACGTTCATTCAACCCACCACGGCGCTCGCGGGTCTGGCCGTGTTCAGGCTCCAGGACTGTGACTCCCCGGCGTTCGAGGAGATGAACGTCGCCGGGAACTCGAGCGGCGCACCGCTTTACCTGCTCCAGTTCAACGTTGGCAACCCGATCCTGCTGGTCAACACCCGGGCCTTCGTCAAGAGCGTGTTCTTCGGATCCTCGAGCGCCGGGAGTGCGACGAACGGGATCGCGTGGACGACATCGGGACCGGACGACAACAACGATCAGTCGGTGGTTCTCGACTGCGACTTCTACAACATGACGAACGCCTACTACATCGGGCACTCGAACTCCGAGCAACACACGTTCATCGGCGGCACCACGAATGTGACGGGGGCGACCGTCCTCTGCGCCGGGGGTGGGTACAAGATGATCAGCACGGTCATCATTAACACCTCGGGGACGATGTTCGAGTTCGGGGCCGGGACCTACCGGCGCGGGACGGAGATCATCGGGGTCAGCTCAGAACAGTCCGGCGCCTGGGTGAACGCCGTCACGGGGGCGATCGGACTCAACCTGCGGATGGTCGGGTGCGTGTGTGACGGAGCACCGGCCAGCTCGACGCCAATCAACTTCGAGGCGGACATCACGTCCCACTTCCGGGCGACCAACTGCGATTTCGTCAGCGGGCAGACGGGAACGATCCTCAACTTTCCCACAGCGGCTCTGTCGTCGTTCACTGACTGCACCCTGGACTGCTACTCGATCACCTTCGACTCGGCGCTGAACCTAATCGGCAACCTGTTCCTCGCCGGAAACGTGACGATGACCAACGGCGGTTCGGGGGTCTATCTGGGATTCGCCAACACCGGGGGCAACGTGCCGGACAGCGACCTGAGCGCAGATGATCTCATCGCTCCCTTCCTCAACCAAAACTACTTCTAAGGAGCCACAATGGGAACGTCCATCAACCCATCCCCGGCGTTCGCGTCGGCCCAGGTCCGTTCGGCTGCCGTGACCCTGAGTCTCACCGCTGACACGCTGGGAAGCACCCCAACGCACGGCCAGGTGCTGTTAGCCGCGGGTAATAGCGGGACGAAGATCAGGCAACTGGTGTTCATGGCTACGGGTGAGACCGTGGCTGGACTAGTCGGTGTCTATCTCGACCGAGGTGGGATTTTTACGCTTGAGGACACCGTGCTCGTGCCGGGCGGCATCACCCCTTCAACGACGGTCGCTCCGTGGCGCCTCGCCCGCCCGTACCCGGCCCTGCTCATGCCCCCCTATGCCCTCATCACCTCCTCCCTCATCGTCACGTCCTTCGTCGCCAACCAGCCCATGCAGGTGCACGCGTTCGGAGGAGACTTCTAATGAGCGACGGGATGGCTGGGAACGTGGGTGACGGGTTCTCCATCGAGCCACCGTTCCCCAACACCGAGCCCGTGTACCAGGGCGTTCTAACGCTCGACCCAACGTCCGAGACCTTCCTCCGCTGGTCGCCGTTCCTCGCGCTGCCCCCACAGTTCCAAACGTTGACAGCCAACGGGGCGGTCACGATCGACGCGGCGATGGGGGACGTCATCGTCAACCTCGAGGCGAACGCCACGAGCACTACCATCGTCAACTCGCTCTACAACGAGGACCAGTATCCAGGGTACTCACCGCGGCCGGGTCAACTCCTGAGGGTCACCTTCGTGCAAGATGCCACGGGTGGCCGCACCTACGCGTGGCCCTCCAACTGCGCCTTCGGCGCGGGCGTGACCACGACGTCGCCGATCGTGACCGTCGCGGCGGGAGCACCCACCGACACGGTGGCCCTCTCTCAGACCTCGGTCCTGTTTCGTTGGGACGGGACCACGTGGCAGGAGATGTCCAGAGCGGTGAGCGTCGGGTAGTGCCCTTCGGTACCGATCCCCACGGGGACGCTCCCTATGGCGACTCGTCCTCGGAGGGGGCGGTCTTCCCGAGCATCGTCACCGACGACGCGCTGACGACCGACTCGTGCGGGGGTGGAGTGGTGCTGGCGCGCCCGACCACCGACACGGCCCTGACTACCGACACTCTGTTCGATCACGCCGTCTCGGTGAGCGACACGGCCCTGACCACGGACGCGGTCGGGGTGGGGAAACACTTCGCACGGCTCTCCCCGGACGTCTCGTACACGACCGACGGGCTCCTCGGTCCGATCGTCTTCGTCTCGGTCCGCTGCCTGACCCGCGTCGTGGTCTCGGTCGCTTGCTACCGTCCACTCCCGCCGCCCCAGCCCGTCCCCGGGCCGAGCGGTCTGCACGACTATGAGGTGATCACCTGCGACCAGTTCGGGGTCGCCTACGGAGAGATCGTCACGGCCGTCCCGACTCAGATCGACTGGGACCTTGACGACCTCGGATCGGTCCTGATCGACATCGACATCCTCGACCCGAGCCTCTTGAACCTCCTCCCGCAGTCGGCGATCCCGGCCGTGCGTGAGATCCAGATCTGGCGCGACCAGTCGTTGATCTTCTGGGGCCTCCCGATCTCGGCCACCTACGACGCGTCACAGGTCCACCTCACGTGCTCGGGCCATCTCTGGTTCCTCTCCACGAGGAACTTCGGCCCGGTGATCACCGAGTACCTGACCAACCCCCAGTTCGAGCAGGGCTTCCTCGATTGGGTCCCGGTCGGGGTCACGAGTTCGATCGAGGACGCCCGGGCCGGCGGGATCGTGGCCCTCGGTCGGTACGCTGCGCGGCTCACCCAGTCCAGCGCCAACGAGGACACGTACATCCACCAGATCCTCACCGGGATCTCCGCGCCGCCAGAGGAGTCGACCTTCTTCGACCTCGCCGCCTGGCTCTACATTGACCCCGCCTACGCGTCCCCCGGACCGGCGCTCGACCAGCGCGGGCTCTTCATCCAGTCGGTCATCGGATCGACCGTCCAGGACTTCGAGTTCGAGACGATCACGGCCTCGACCGTCATCGGTCAGTGGGTGCGTTTGGAGACGGGGATCCTCGTCGAGGCCGGGACGACGGTGGACCTCGACATCCGGCTCTACGCGCCGGGGGGTTCGGTCATCTGGGACGCCGTACAACTCACGGTCGAGGAGTCGGTCGGGTCGACGCTCGCGGGCTCCGATGTCTATTTCATCATCCTCGAGATCCTCCAGTACGCCCAGGACCCGACACGCGGGAAGTCCAACGTGAACCTCCCCGTGATCGGAGCGAACACAGGGGTCGTCCTCCAGCGCAACTACCAGTTCTCGGACAACGGCGGGATCCTCGACGCGCTCAACGAGTTCCCCACGATCGGCGCGTGCGACTTCGAGGTGACCTACGACGAGACCGGTCACTTCCGCGGGTTCCAGGTGTTCTCCCCGGCGAAGGGCTCGGTCAAGTACAACGCGGCGATCGAGATGGACCTGGGCCAGGTCACCGACCTCCAGGGCGCGGTCGACGGCTCGCAGGTGGGGACGGCCGTCCGATACCTCGGCCAGGGCTCGACCGGTTCGTCGGCCGAGATCGGGTTCGCCAACTTCCCCTGCTATCTGGGTGGGCGTGTCTCGGGCGTCGCCGTCCTCGTCCAGGGATCGACCACGGCCCAGGCGGGCGACATCGACTTCACCGCCCTCGACGTAGGACAGGGGATCTACTGCCAGACCCCGGGGGTGATCCCCGTCGGGACGGTCATCGTCGAGGTCCTGAGCGCGACCGAGGCCGTGATGTCGAACCCATCGGCGATCACGGCCAACCCCTCGGTGATCGGTATCGGCGGGATCATCATCGACTCCGTGCAATCGGCGATGCCCGACCAGATGATCGACACCCTCCAGGCCTCGGCCGAGCAGATGTTGGCCCTGACCCAACGCCCGCAGAACCTCCCGACGCCGAAGATGCGCGCCGACGGGCCGGCGGGACTCTTCGGGAAAGTCGAGACCGGTGACGTCCTCCCGGTGATGTTCAACTACGGCTGGTGTACCTTCGGCCCGGTCTACATGCGCCTCGTGACCCTGACCCTCTACCCACCGACCGAAGAGTTGGAGTTCACCTTGAACCTTCCGGGGACGCTCTCGACCGTGGGGGGTGGCTGATGGCGAACGACACCGGCCCGCTCGGTGGGTCAGGACCCGTCACCCGGCCGAACCTCGGCCTCGCCGCCATCCGGGCGCGGTTCGAGAACATCGAGCGCCGGCTGTCCCTCCGAGAGAGGAACCGAACACCCGAACCCCTCCCGCTGCACCTGGCCGCGTCGAACGCTGGCCCGGTGAGCCAGGCCCAGCACGGCCACGGCGTGGTCTACTCCGAGCCCCAGGGGATGTTCGTCCCGAGCCCGGTGCTGGCCGAACTCCCGTTCCACATGCCCGGGCCTCTTAGTCTCGCCACCTCCCCGCCGCTGCACGCCCGCTACGCCTGCTCGATCACGGGCATCGCCGCGGACCTCGGGGTGTTCTCGACCGACGTCGAGTTCGAGGTGCTGGTGAACGGGACGATGGTCTACACGATCAACCAGACGTCCCAGAGCACGGGACTGATCCCGGTCGCGCCCACCGCGCTCGTCGCCTACACCGACCTCATCACCGTCCAGACGACGTCGATCGGCACGGGGAACTCGGATCTTGTGGTCCACGTCGAGCTCGGGGTCGTGGTCGGGACGACGCCCGGCCCGTGACACGTGGGTAACTTCACCGTCTACACGACGTCCGACCTCAACACCTGGACGCAGCAGACCACCCCGGCCGACAGCGCGTCCTTCCCGCAGGCGCTGTGCATCTCCGAGGGCGCCGGTCTTTTCGTCGTCGGCGGCCGTGGGTTCGGGGCCGTCACGGGCCCCCCGATCATGTATTCGTCAGACGGGGTCACGTGGAACTTCCCTAGCGGAAGCGGGTTCACCTCGACCGACCTGGTGGAGGCCATCGCCTGGAACGGGAGCTTGTTCGTCGCGGTGGGGAACTTCGGCCCGAGTGGGTACACGGCGGCCACCTCCCCGGATGGGATCACCTGGACGATCCAGCCGGTGGGAACGTCGGGCAGCACCTGGTCCTGGCTTGCCTGGTGCGCGGGCCCGGACATCTTCATGGCCTGGGCGACTGATCCGGGTAACGCGTTCACCTCCCCCGATGGCGTCACCTGGACGGCGGTGCCAGGAGCCCCTACGTACATGAACGGTGGATTCACCTGGGACGGGTCTGGTCTCGGGGTGTGGGGGAACTCTTACAGGGGAGGAGGTGCCGCCGGCACCACGGACACCACGACCTTCGCCGTCATCGGTGGGCTGGCTCTCAACCTATACACGGAGGCGGTCGGTTGGATCGGCGGCCAGTGGGTACTCACGGGGCCAAACTTCGACGGCCCCACTCTCCCTTCCGTGCAGATATCTCCTGACACGCTCACGTGGACAGCGGTAGCGACGCCCATGGACGGGAACCAGTTCCCCCGGAACGCAGTAGTCGACGGGGATGGCCTCGCGGTGATCCTGGCCACGGGAGCCAACTTCGGCGACATCACCTGCATGAGCAGTTCGGACGATGGCGCTAGCTGGTCGTCCCACTACTCCCCCTTCGACTATCCGGGGTCAGGCGGGAGCAACAGCTGCAGGGATGCCCTCTGGACGGGGACCGAGTGGATCGTGGTCGGGTTCGTCCGATCCCCGGCCCCTCCGCCGGTCATCCCCTGGCACGTGGGCCAGGTCGGCTTCGGAGCGAACACCGGGACCGACTGGCTGGTGGGGGTCAACCCCTGATCCTCAGTGCCAGGTCTATGCTCAGCGCCGTGACCCCCAAGAACTCCGCGGAGGGCGACGGCGAACAAGGCCTCGTATCGGCTCCCCTCGACGAGCCTGACGCGGACGGGGGCACGGAGGAGGATGCCGCGGAGGGCGCGGACCCCGCGGCTCAGCCCACATCAGATCCCCCGGTCGATGACGGGCTTCAGGCCGAAGAGGCTCCCGATGCCGTCGAGGAGCCGGCGGAATCCGCGCCCGCGGTGTCCTCCGAGCCCGACGAGGGATCGATCCAGGTCCCGCTCAACGCTGACGGCGTGGGGTCGGTGCGCGTCCCGGTCAACTGCATGGAGATCCTCGACGTCCGCGGCGACGGGATGCGGACCTGCACCTGGAACTCCGTCCCCCGCCACCCCGAGCTGACCCGCGTCACGCTCGCGGGCGAACCCTTCGCTACGATCTCGATCACCGTCCTCACCCGATAAGGAGAACCCGAATGTCCGACACGACAGGAACACCCCCAGCAGGTTCGCAGCCCCTCGCCGGCCCACCGGGCTCCGACCCGACCGAAGCCCTGACCGGAGCGGGCAAGCCCGCCGAGGGCGCGCCGGAAACGATGGCGGCCGGCCAGCCTCCAGCGGGCGACGGGGTCGAGTCCCTGACGGGATCCGGAGCCCCGGCCGAAGGCGACGGACTGGCGGACGAGCCGGCGGATCCGGCCGAGGTCGAGGCGCTTGAGGTCGACATCCAGACCGACGCCGAGGGGACCGGGTGGGAGATCATCGACGAGCCCCTCGCCGGCCTCGTGGCGACCCTCCCCGCCGGGGAGCAGGGGTCGGTGGCTCTCACCGCCCCCGAGGGCGACCCCGAAGGCAAGGAGTCGGCGTGCGTGACGGTGACCGGGGCCGCGCCGAACTCGGTCGTGATCGTCACCGTGACCGAGGGCGAGACGCCCCCGGCCCTCCCGCCCCAACCCGAGCCCGTCCCTGCAGGCGGAGTCCACACGATCCAGGACAACGTCACCGACCCGGAGAACCCGCGCACGGTCCAGGCCGAGGGCATCACCGTCCAGGACAACGTCTCGTGGGCCGACGAGGAGAAGGAAGAGGACCGGGTCCTGACCGAGCGCACCGTCCAGGCCGACGGGACCACGAGCGACCACCGACCCCTTCCGCCCGTCGACGCCGACGAGGAGCCCGCCGCCGAGGACGAGTGAGCACCACCATCGTCGTCCTGGGGCTCTGGACCCCACCGGGCGGCGCGGTCCCTCCCGACGGAGAGATCACCTTCCAGCTCGACCAGGACCTGATCGACCTCGCGACGGGCGAGACGATCTTCGCCCAGACCATCCCGTCACCCCTCGTCCTCGGGGCCATCGCCCAACCCCTGGTGGCGAACGACGCCGGGGTGAGCCCGACGAACAGCCAGTACCGGGTCGACGAGAACCTCCTGGGCGCGCCGGAGCAGAGCTACTACGCCACCGTCCCGGCGGTTCCCCCGGGCTCGCGGTCGATCACCGACGGGGCGATGACGGTCGGGTCACAGATCCTCGAGTCGGCCACGGCCAACTTCACCAGCGCCGACGTGGGGGCCTTCCTCTTCGCCCCGTTCCTGCCGATCGCGGTGACAGTCCAGTCGGTGATCGACTCCGCCCACGCCTCGCTCACGAGCGCCCCGAGTGAGAATCTTTCGAGCCTGCCGGTCCTGATCGGGGCCTCGGTCCTGCTGTCGGCTATCCGGCCGACGTAGGACTCATTCCCAGGCCCATACCGCCCACAGGGCGCCGTCGGGATCGAACACCATCTCAGTCCAGAACCCGGTGTATCCACCACGGTGCGGTTGCTCCGTGTACGGGGGTTCTTCACCTTCGCGGATGTACAGGAGCGTGGACCCTTCCGGTGGGGCATCGACTGTCGACCGAGACACAGCTAGATGCGTGTGAAAAGGAATGGACGCTCGGGTGAGCATGGCCACCACCTGCTCCAGGTCGCTCACGGCTTCGCCGTCCGATCGAGCGACCGCCGCACGGTCAACCGGGTCACGCCCGCCCACTCGGCGACGTCCTCCTGGCGCACGCCCGGGATCGACATCGCCAGAGCGAACGCGTCGTCCATGGCCGCGCGTCGCATGAGGACGACGGCGCGCCCGTCGTTGAAACGCTTCCCCGCCGCGGCCACCTGAGCCTTCGCCGCGGCCAGGGTCTTTTCCTTCTCGGTCTTTGTCATCGGTCCTCCGTGTCGTTGGCATAGCGATGCTCGATCTCAATCTGACGCCCGATCGTGACGAGTGCGTGGACTAACGGATCGGATAAGAGCAGATCATCAAGGCGCCCCTGGTCACCGCTGCGGATGATCTCTTCGATGTGGCGCACCCTCAGAGCGGCGTCAGACGGCTCGGCTCCGGTTAGTCCGCCCATGCAGCGCCTTCCTTGCCACTCATTGGCGTAGCGGGACGATCCGTGGGTCCATACGTCGCCCAGGTAACGAATCGGCAGCTCGCAATTCTTGCAAAGATTCACCGGTCCTCCGTCTCTGTCGGTGTTCGGTCTGGAAAACAGAACTCGGGGAGATTGTCGTAGTTGCGCAGCCACCCGCAGGCCCACTCAAAGGAACCGGGAACCGGCAGGTGGAACGCCGTCTTTTCAGGAGACAGCTTATGCAGTCCGCAGACGCCATCTTCACGGCTTGGTCGTCCAGCGCACCCACTCAGGTGCCATTCGCAACCCTCCATGTGGCAGTGCGGATTGACAAGGCCCTTGAATCCGAGCGGCGGGTTCGGACACATGAACGCGTCGAGCCCTTCGTAGTGGCACGGGTCGCCGTTCGGGCATGGGCAGGTCGCATCACCGTGCGGGCACTCAGCCATCGGATCCCTCTCCCCCTGTCCGGGCGCTCACCTTTTCCCAGTTTCGGTGGTACCGGCCGCACCGGTACTCGCCCGGCTCGAACGAGCCTGTTGCCAAGACGATCTGTAGGGCCGTCTCGGTCTGCTTATGCAACTCCCACAGCGGAGCACGCCAGGCGGCGTCATCGTCCGTGTCGTAGAGCACCGGGCGCCCAAGGATCTCGGCTATGTCCCGGTGGATGTTCCCGTTGCCATAGGGGCGTTTGCCGTCGATGGCGGGCGCTCCCCACTCAGTCTCTTCCCAGCGAACGTAGGCCGCTCGGAGCAGCTTGACGTGGTCCTCCGTGAGCGTGAAGGTCTTCCAACCCCCTATTGGATCCACCTCGGGTTCACCCATCCTCGCCCCTTCGTCCACTCCCACCGCATCGCCCGCACAGATCCTCAGTCGTCTCCCGGTTCCCGAAGCTGTCGGGTGGACCTGAGTGGTACTGGTGGCCCTGGCCTTCGCAGGCGGGGCAATCGTCGACTCCGAGATCGGCAAGCAGCGACAGCCCCTCTGCGTGGTCTTCTGTGCAGGCGGGCCAAAGGTCCATGTGGTACTCCCCGCAGCGCGCCTCTTCGGCGGCGTCGATATAAGCGACCAGGCGGGATCTTTGGTCGTGGTAGGCATCCCACCCGATGGCGTCCAGCGCGGCCGTGGCGAGTTCTTCGGGCACGACTTCGACAAAGCCGTCGTAGAACGCGTCCGCTATCGCTTGCAGGATCTTGTCGATCGCCTCGCGTCGGTCCGCGGGGGTGCTCACTAGCCCTCCTTCATATCCGTGCAACCGCACACGGGACACGCGTACAGGAGACCGTTGGCCAGCCGAAGATGGGTGACCGACCAGTGGCCGCATTGGCACATGAACCCGACGATCCGACTGAGCCCGAGCAAGTCGTCCCGCTCGACCTCTTCGAGGACCGACACCTGACCGGCCAAGAACCCCTCGCAGTACTCGTCGGAGTAGTCCGAGATGTCAACACCGATCGGGTCCGTCTTCGCCCGCGCCCGTAGCTTCGCAAACTGCTCGGTCAGTCCTCTCACGACGCCACCCGTTGCCGCGCCAACTTGACCGCCTCGTCGTGGCCCTTGTCGAGCAGGACCGCCTCGACCTCGCGGAGGACCGCGTCGTTCACGTCGTCCTCGTCGAGGAGGTGGAGTACGGCGACCGAGTACGGCCCGTCGGGGTAGCGGTCGAAGGCCTCGGCGCGGATGTACCCGAGCCCGAGAAGCCACCGGTCGACCGGTGCCTGGTTGTTCGTGTCGGACCATCCGCCGATCTCGAACGTCTCCTCGACGGTCCCGGCTTCGTTCGTGACGACGTACCGGGAGAACGTCTGCTCGTCGTCCTCGTCGCGCTCGATGCCGAGCCGGTAGGCGGTGCTGGTCATGGGTTCCTCCTTGGGGGTGGAATGCTTGGTGACTACTAGTATACATGACGGGAGGGGCCAGGGCCAGAGGCACCCCGGGGACCTGGATAAACACCCTCCCACCGCCCCCGGGTGCTGCCCCATAGACTCAGCGGCGATGACCGAGACCGACCTCGCTCCCCCGAACGTGGGTGCTCCCCAGGGGCACTATGGGGTGGACGTCAGCTCGAACAACGCCCACCCGATCGACTGGCCGGCGGTCGCCACCTACCTGCGCGGACTCGGGGGTGGCCAGCCCTTCGCCATCATCAAAGTCAACGAGGGGACGGGCTACGTCAACCCCGACTTCGCAGCGGACCTGGCTGCAGCTCGAGCGGCAGGCTTCGCCACGGCGGGCTACCTCATGGATCAGGCGTCGGCCAGCGTGTCAGCCGAGGAGGCGCTGTACCGAAAGATCGCCGGGGTGCTGCCGCAGACCGACGACGACGAGGAGCCCCAGGGCGACTCACCCGCCCAGTACGCCGCTCACCTGGCGGCTCTGGTTGCTCAGGACCCAGCCGCGCCGCAGTACGACAACCAGTCGGAGGTGGCCGCTGGGTTTCCCGAGGGCGCCGGGCTTTGGCTCGCGGAGTACAACGGGCAGCCGGGGAGCGTCAGTCACCCGTGTCTCATGCACCAGTACAGTTCGTCCGCTTCGATCCCGGGCACCGCGGGCCAGTTCGACCTCAACATCTGGCTAGGGAGCGGCGGGCAGTTTGCAGCGTTCTTCGGGACCGCACCGCCCGCCCCCGGCCCGAATCCCAACCCCGTACCGACCAGCACCCAGGAGGACGACATGATCTGCACTGACCCCGAGAGCGGGGACCTGATGGCGACCGACGTCAACGGCGCGCTGTATGCCGACATCCCGTCGCTCACGAACGGGAACCTCATTGACCACCCGAACTTTGACGCGGGCGACGCGGAGAGTGGGAACCAGAACCCGTGTATCGGCATCACGCCGTGGAAGGACCCGAGTGGCAAGTGGGGGTGGACGTTCGTGACCAAGCCCACGTCGGGCGCCGGGGGCTTCGGCCCATACGACCGATACAACTTCGGGCGCGACGGGCAGCCCAACACGTAGCCCGATGAGCGCCAACGACATCATCGCCGTGAGCGCCATGATCTCCGCCGTCGCCGCGTGCATCGCCGCGGTGGCGACTCTGCGTGGCAACGGCCGGACTGGGCGCCATCTCCACGCTCAGGACGCCGCTCTCGTCCAAGCTGGAGTGATCGAACCCGTCGTCCTGCCAGCAGATCAGAAGGGATCGACCTGATGGTAAAGGGCAACACGCCTCCCGGTCCTGGTGTCGACGCGTCCGGCCAAGCCGTGATTGACCCTACCGCCAACGTCATCGCGATCCTGACAGCGGCGGTCGATCGGCAGGACGATCTTCGGGACCTCGGGTTCAGCTGTATCCGGGAGGTACAAGCACTCCAGCGTGAGTTCGACAAGGAACGCCGTGAGTTTGCCCACGAGATCAGAGCGGCTGAATCTGCTCGCATCGACGCCATCCGAACCGTCGATGTTGCTGCCGTCCAGCGGGCGGCGGAGGTGGCCGCCGAGGCCGTGCAGACGCTCGCGGCTCAGGTCCCGATCACCGCCGAGGCTGTCCGGACGTCTCTTGCCGCCGCGCTCGGCCCGATCCTGAACGACATTGGCGAGTTGCGGAAGGTGCAATACGAGCAACAGGGGCAGAAGGCTGCTGGTGATGATCCGATGGTGCGGGCGCTGGCCGAGTTCCGGCAGTTCATGATCGAGACACAAACACAGAAGGACGTGGCGGTCGAGCAGAAGGGATCGAACCAATGGGGGATCGGGCTCGCCGTGATCGGGTTCCTGTCGTTCGCTTCGATCATGACATCCGTCGTCGTACTTATCATCCACGGATAGGGAGAAACTTATGGGACCACTGAGTGCAGTAGCCGGAATCGGTTGGCTGATCTTTTTCGGAGGTATCCAGATCGGATGGTGGGCGACGGACAAGCCTGCCGTACTTGGCTGGGTGTCCATCATTGCCGCGGCACTGATCGCGCTTGATCTGTTCTGGCACCACGGGCGCGAATGGTTCGGCCGTAAGCGGTCCGAGTCGGGCCAGGTCGTCACCGTGCTCGTGGTGATCTTGATCGTCATCGTGATCTGCATCCTGCTCGGGGTCGTCGTCCGCTGATGGTCGACACCCCGCCAGTCGAGGACAAGCCCATCCCGTTGTGGCAGACGTTGACCGTCATCGGGTACGTGGTCGCGGTCATCGGGATCACCGTCGGACTCGGCATCGCCTGCGGATGGGAGTGGCTGTGGCAGCGGATCCTCGCGGATTTCTGGCCGTTGGACAACGCGCACGTCGCCCCCAACATCCTGGCCTCGGTCATCCAGTACACGGTGATAGCGATCGCCGTGGTCCTGCTCTGGCCGACGGTTCGCAGGCGGATCCACAAGTTCGTTGACGCCAAGGTCCAACATGTCAAGGACCACGTGACCGAGAGCCACCGGAAGCTGGCCGCCCACGTGACCGCTGAGCACGACGCCATCCATGAGAGGTTTGACCATCTACACGAGCACTTGAAGATCCCCCCGTTGCCAGAGGGCAAAGGGGTTCGCCCACCACGACCCGAGGAGAAACCATGAACACCGTCCGCCGCATCCCCGAGCTCATCGTCCCAGGCAAGCGCCTCGGGCGACACGTCAACCACGACGACCGCTCGCTGGCCTACGCGCTCCCCGAGGCCGACACCGTGGTCAGCGTCCAATGGTCCCGGGTCATCCCAATTTTGGATCAGGGGGCCGTCGGCGCCTGTACTGGCAACGCATGCACCGGGATCCTTGGGACCGTGCCCGATTATCGGGACCTCGCGGCCAAGCTCGCCGCTGGCCTGGTTCTCGACGAAGCCGAGGCTTTGACGCTGTACTCGGCGGCCGAGACGATCGACGGTGACGGCCCGTACCCGCCGAACGACAACGGGTCCTCGGGACTCTCGGTAGCTCAGGCGGCCAAGAACGCCGGGCTGTGCTCGGGCTACGTCCACGCCCTGAGCGTTGCCGGGGCCCACACCGCCATCCAGGCCGGCCCGTTCATGGTCGGCTCGGACTGGTACACGAGCTTCGACACCCCCGACCCCAACGGGCTTGTGGCGATCGCTCCCGGCGCCACCGTCCGCGGCGGCCACGAGTACGAGTGCATCGGCTACGACGCGGCCAGCGACCTGTGGCACCTGGTCAACTCCTGGGGGACCACCTACGGCGTCGAGGGGCACTTCTACTACTCGACGGCCACCTTCGCCGATCTTCTCGCCAGCGATGGGGACGTGACCTCGTTGGTCCCGTTGAGCCTGCCTGCCCCCACGCCCTCCCCGGCGCCCGCTCCCCCGGCTCCTGCGCCGACGCCGAGCCCACCGCCATCCCCCGCACCAGTCCCAACCCCACCGCCGTCCGGGTGCAGCCCGTTCGGCTCGAACAGAGGAGCAGCCATGGCCGCCTACCAGAACGCGACGGACGTCCCCGACCGCGTCATCGTTCCCTCGGTGCCGATCCCTTCGATCCCCCTGCCGACGTGGAGCGATCCGGCGTCGGTGACTGCCTTCATCATCTCGGCCACCACCCTCACGCTCGGCATCCTGACGATGTTGCACGTGACCGTCCCCGCGAGCGTGTCGAACAACGTCACCACGTGGGCGGGGCTCGCCGGAGTCGCCATCGCCGCGCTGGTGCCGGTGTTCAACTGGGTCCGGGTCCACCTCGGGAGCAAGGTGGCGATGCAGATGGGGGTCCCGGTGCGCAACCGCTACGGGGCGGTCTATCTGACGCAGGGGCCTGCCAGACCATCCATACAGGGCTGAGAGTCCTCGCCGCTTAGCGGCGCGCCCAGCACGGGTCGTCCATCTCCAGGTCCATCACGGCGATCCGGATCCGGAGGAGCGCCCTCTTGGCCTCGGGGCTCATGGCGTCCCACTGGGACTGGGTGGTCGGGGTTTCGATCGGGTTCATGGGTACTAGTATACACGGCCGACCCCCGAATACCAGGGGTTTCGACCAGAAATAGGCGGGAGTTTCTCCCCGTTTGCCCTGGTAATCGGGTGGGGACCATGTATACTAGTACCCACCAGGCAGGACCCGACCCAAGGAGGAAGCCCAGATGGGACTCGTAATCAGTGTTTGCAGGGAAGTCGAGACCGGAGATTGCACGGCTGGCGGGATCTCCGGTCGGCACGGCCGCCTGACCGTGGTCAACATCGACGGGCCGTTCGACCCGACGCCTGACGCGCCCGCCGTCGCCCTGATCGACGGGCATCGGCCCGGCGACAAGATCCTGGTCCCGGTCATCTCTAACGGCGTCGCGTACCAGCGCGTCAGCCCAGAGGGGTTCACGGGTCCGATGTTCGGCGGCAACTTCGGGGCCACCTCGGACAGCCGATTCGGTCGGGCGACGGGGATCTACGGCGCCATCCCGATCCACGACCGGTTCGAGACCCATGAGGTCTATGCCGCGATGTCGGACTGACCCTCGGTAGCATCATGGCTGGGCCTTTCAGGAGGGGTCCCACGACGCGGGAGGTTCTTTCGAGGGACCTCCCGTTGTCGCGTGGGTGGTGTTACGATCCGCGGCCAGGGAACCGTCGCCATAGCGGCGTTTCCTCCTTGGGGCGAGCGTCCGCTCTTCCGGGTTCGACGGGTCCTTTGCGGGTCGCCCAGCCAACTCCGGGGGGGCGGGCGTTCGCATGTCACACCCTCGTCGTAGGGTTGGTGCTGGCTCGCTACACCTGTAGCGGGTAGGGTCTACCCACCCAAGGAGGTGCCCATGACCGTGACTAGCGAAGTGATCGACGCCCACGCCGAGGTCGTCGTCGAAGACACGACGAAGTTGGAGCGGCCCGAGTGGCTGGCTTTGCGCCGGCTCGGGATCGGCGGCTCCGACGCGGCGGCCGCTCTCTCGCTCAGCCCCTACGACTCGCGCTACGCCCTGTGGGTGGACAAGACCATGGGCGTCGACGACGAGGACAACGAGTCGATGTTCTGGGGGCGCCAGCTCGAAGAGGCCATCGGGCGCGGCTACGCCATCAAGACGGGCAAGGTCGTCGAGCGGTTCCCCAAGCTCCTGCGGTCTCGGCGGTGGCCCCACATGCAGGTGAACCTCGACTTCATCAACCCGGCCGAACTCGAGGTCGTCGAGGTCAAGAACACGGGGGCCCACATGGGCGACCTGTGGCAGGACGACGATGGCCGCCCGGTCGTCCCCCCGCACTACGCCATCCAAGGGCTGCACGAGCTGGCGGTGACCGGCTTCGAGCGCACCACGTTCCCCGTCCTCGTCGGTGGCAACCGGATGAAGATGGTCACCATCGAGCGCGACGACAAGGTCATCGAAGACCTGGCCGAGGCCGAGGCGGCGTTCTGGAAGCTCGTCGAAGAGAACACCCCTCCGGCCGTGGATGGCAGCCGGGCGACGTCGGAGACCCTCGCCGCCATCTACGGGGACCCCGACCCCGACAGCATCATCGCCCTCGACGACTATCGCACCTCCGACGGGGAGTCGGTACCTGATCTGGTGAAGGGCTACAAAGACGCCGCCGCCCGAGTGAAGGCGGCGAAGGACGACCAGGACTACTACAAGAACAACCTTTTGGCGGCCATGGGTGACTTCGAGGTCGCCATCATCGGTGGCCATCCCGTCGTGACCTTCAAGAAGGTCGACAACGGGGGCTACACCAGCGTCGTTCAACCGTTCTCCTACCGCCGTATCAACACCAAACCCAAGGGAGCCCAGAAATGACCACGACAGCGACACCCACCGCCAGCACCGACTCGGTCGGCGCCGCCATCGCCGAGCGCCGCAACAGTCCTGAACGCGCCGGCAAGACGATGGCTGAGCACGTCCGGGACCACCGCGAGGCGATCGCCAGCATGCTCGGTAGCGAGGCCAAGGCCGACCGATTTATCTCGGTCGCGTTGCACCACTACAACGAGAACGGGTCGCTCAAGAACGTGACCATGCCGCTCACGATCCTGGGTGCCATCATGCGGGCGGCCTCGCTACGACTCGACTTCACGCTGGACACTTGCTACATCGGCCCGCGCAAGAAGAAGGTCGGCAGCGGGTGGGCCACCGTGGCGCAGTTCCAGCTCGGATACAAAGGAATCATCGACCTCGCTCGGCGGTCACAAGAAATCAAGGAGATCGTCGCGCGGCCCGTATACGCGGGCGAGCCCTTCCAGATCTGGACGGATGAACTAGGCGACCACATGCGCCACGAGCGTCACCCTGAGCTGCAAACCGGCGATATCCTTTTTCACTACTCGCTGGCCGTGTTCACGAACGGCGGCAGCAACATTCAGATCGCCACGCTGGAGGATGTCGCCAAGCGGCGCGAGGCGAGCGACATGGGAACGTCCGAGTACGGGCCGTGGGTCAAGTGGCCGGTCGAGATGGCCAACAAGACGGCTGTCAGGATGCAGTCACCGTGGCTCCCCCTCAGCGTGGAAGCCCGCCAGGGAATCGAAGCGGACGAGACGGTCGTCGAATACACTCCGAGCGGCTTCATCCGGGAGGCGCCGAGCCCGGCCGAGGAGCCTCAGCCCCCCGACGGGCTGGACGCCGGGACCCCGACGCTCGGGCGCGAGAACGTCCTGGAGAACATCGTGGGCTACATGGAGGCGCTCGAGCCCAAGGACCGCAACGCCTGCGGGTCGTACCTCTTGCGTACCTACGGATCGCTCGACCGGGTCCCCGACGAGCAGTTGGCCACGGTCCTCGAGATCGCCCGAGACTGGGCGGAGAAGGGCCAGCCGGGCGGTGGCCCCCAGACGGCCTCAGATGCCCCAGGAGCCCCGGGGGGTGCCGAACCCCCGTCAGAGGCGCCAGCGGGGCGGGACGGTGCCGATCTGGGGGAGTCGGGGCAAACGGGCGACCCCCAGCCTGGGCCATCGGGCCGGATCGATGAAGACCTCCTCGACAAGACCCAGCGGGTGATCGAGACCTGGACACCCGAGCAGGTGGACCGGATCAGCCGGGAGTGGGAGATCCCGGTGCAGGGCAAGATCGAGGCGCGCCGGCTCCGTCTCGTCGAGCGCCTGACCCGCGAGCGCCAGGCCGGGAACCAGGCGGCGATAGATCTCTTCTAGGTCCCCGGCCCGATCTGGGCTCCCGCGTATACTAGTAACCATCCCCAAACCCAAGGAGGGAAACCCCATGAGACCAGTGCACCCGGAGGACAAGTCCGTCGTCGAGATCCTGCTACTCGGCGCGGCGGTCGGCGCGTTCATCACCGGGGCGGTCCTCGCCCTGGCGCTGTCGCCGGGGGAGATCGGCCCGGAGGTCGGGGTCTTCGTCGGTGGCGTCGCCGTGGCGGTGATGTTCGTCGGGCTCGCGCTCGCCGTCCACTTTCACCGTCAGGCGCGGTTTGCTGAGGCCCGCGACTTCTGGGCGTGGAAGCGCCGCGGGCAGCTCCGGTGAAAGCGGCGGTCATCCCGATCGGTCGGATCAAACCCTCCGAGGTCAACCCCCGCTTCGAGCCCCGTGAACTCGAGGGCCTGACGCAGTCGATCCGGCAGTACGGGATCCTCGAGCCCCTGTTGGTCCGGGCGATCCCGGGTGACCGGGAGCACGTCGAACTCGTCGCCGGTTCGCGCCGGCTGGCGGCAGCGAGACTCGCCCGGCTGAGCGAGGTCCCGGTTGTGTTCATGGCGGCGATGACCATCCCCGACCAGCGCGTCCTCTCGTTGACGGAAAACCTCCACCGGTTGGACATGACGCCGATCGAGAAGGGTGAGACGTACTTACAGATCGCCCGGGAGCGCGGGATCAACCAGACCGAGGTGGCGAAGCTCTGCTCCGTCTCCCCGTCCGAGGTGAGCAACTTCATCGGGCTCGTCCGGCGGGCCTGTCCCGAACTTCGGGAGGCGGCGCACCTAGGGACCGTCCCGCTTTACGTCGCCATGGAGTTGGTCAAGCTCCCCCACGAGCGCCAGCAGGCGCGACTGGCATCGAGGAAGACCAAACACAAGACCGGCCAGGAGCGGGTCCGCAACTCGGCGACGTCGGGGTACGAGCAGTACTCGGTCAATCTCGGGCGCGCCCGAAGCGCCTTCCTCAACGAGGACTGGGAGACGGCCGTGGAGTACCTGGAGAAAGCCGTGGCGATGTGCGAGCGGCGGTTAGCGTAGATGCGTGGTGATGATCGCCCGATTCCCCTGGCAGGCAGGAGCCATCTGCGAGGACGTCGACCTGTTCTACGGAGACGACCAGGACGCCCGGGAGGAAGCCCTCGCCACCTGCGCCCAGTGTCCGGTCATCGTCGAGTGCCGGGAATACGCGATCTACCACGAGGAGTTCGGAACGTGGGGTGGCACGTCCGAACGCTACCGACGGCGTTACCGGGCGCGCCACGACATCGCGATCTCGTCCCCCCAGACGGTGTTCGACCTGAGCGAGCGGGCGCTGGCCCGACGCGCGGCGGCGGCCGCGGCAGCGGAAGCCTCCTGACCGGAGCGTCCCATGGCTGACGAGGCCGCCCGCCTCCGCGACGTCGTCCAGGTCCTCGAGGAGGAACTGAACCTCACGGCGACGACCGCCGGGGACCTCCTGGGTTACATCGACGGGATCCTGCGCGAGGTCCACCGGACCCACCACGACGGGGCGACGAAGTGGAAGGACTGTCCGCGGTCGTTGTGTGAGCGCGGCCGGATCTCGTTCGCCAAGCTCGGGATCGAGCCGACGTGACCGACCGCTGGCCAGCCGGGCTACTCGCTGGCTTCGACCTCGAGACCACCTCCGCCTCGCCGCACGAAGCCCTCCCCGTCTCCTACGCCATCGTCCGCTTCGACTTCGGCCAGCCGACAAAAGGCAAGACCGGACTCATCGACCCCGGCGTTGAGGTCCCCGAAGAGGCGACGAAGATCCACGGGATCACGACCGACCGCGTGCGGAGCGAGGGGCAGCCGATCGAGGAGGCGGTGCCCGAGATCTGCGCGACACTGCTCAAGGCCCGAGACGCCGGCGCGCCGATCGTCGGGATGAACATCGCCTACGACCTGACGATCATGGACCGCCTCTCGCGTCAGATCATGGGGACCCCGCTCCCCGACCTCGCCCCGGTGCTCGACCTCTACGTCATGGACAAGCACTACGACAAATGGCGGAAGGGAAAACGGACGCTCACCGACCTCGCCGCGCACTACGGGGTGGAGATGGGCGAGGCCCACGACGCGGTGGCCGATGTCGAAGCCGCCGTTCGATGCGTCCTGGCGCTCGTCGACAAGCACCCGGGCATCGCGCGCTTCGACCCGAAACACCTTCACGACTGGCAGGTGAAATGGAGCCTGGCGCAGAACGAGGACTTCTCGGCGTACCGGGTCAAGCAAGGCGGCAAGCCCCTCGACCCCTGGGACTTCGGGTGGCCGATCCGCAACGCTCTCCCCGGATCGCCCGTGGATTCCGCGGCGGCGGAGGGCTAGGGTCGCGCGGTCATCGAACGCGACGAAGGCTCCCCATTGCAGGACAGGGAGCCTCCGCCAAAACCGCACGATGGAGGTGCGCATGGAAAGCCTATCCGATCTGGCGGCGAGCATCCCTAAATGACGGCGAAGAAGCCGCAGGAGGGGGTCGTCCTCAAAACCAGGTTCGCCCAGGTCCCCGAATGGGTGGCCCTGCACCCCGCCATTCTCAAGCACCCTACGGCCCTGGCCGCCTACGTCCACCTCTTCCTGCTGGGAGATTTCAAGGCGCGGATCACCACCAGCGACTGGCGGGAGCTGAGCGACGTGACCGGGTGGTCGAAACCCACGGTCATGCGAGCGATGAAGGTGCTCCGGGATGCCGGGGTGGTGGTCAGGGAAGGGGCTGACCTGCGGCTGCCCATGGACCTCCCCGGTATCAAATCTGACACCGAAGCCCCAGATCTCGGTATCAAATCTGATACCGGACCGCGTCAGATCCGAGACCCGATCGCGTCAGATGTGAGACCCCCTCCTTTTAGTACAGAGAATTCAGAGGTTCCTCATAGTGTCGACGCTGTCGCGTCGACCGACATTCGGTCTCTGTGCGATCTTCTCTCCGAAGAAGTGGGCAGATACCTTGGCGATCCGATCAAAGCACCAGCGGTCACTGCCCGGTGGACAAACGACATGCGGCTCCTACTTGAAAAGGGGCCTCTCCACCGAGCCAAGTCGGAAGTGATCGCACCTGACCGGGTTCGTCGGTGCATTCGGGTCGTGTTCGATGAGTTGGCCGAACCAACTGGTAGCCGCGGGTTCTGTTGGGCGGCGCAGATCCGCTCCCCCGGCGCCCTTCGGGATCATTGGGATCAGGTCGCTGAGGCCGCCAAGCAATCACGAGCAACTGGGTCGAACGGCAAGAAAGATCCACTCCGCCGCGGCCTCCCTTCTCTCAGCGATCTGTGGAAAATCGCAGAGGGTGCCGATCAACAAAAGGAGCTGACCCCATGACCATGATTCCTCAGGAAGATCCGAACCCTCGAGCACGGGCCGTGATCTCTACGCTGCGCCAGGCCGGGTGTCGGCCGGAGTTCGGATTCGACCAGGAGCAGGCCGAGGAACTATGGGAGACGAAGCTCGCCGCGTTCACGCTGCCCATGTGCGCGGCGGCGGCGAACGCCTGGATCGAGGCAGGCGACAGAGAGTTCCCGACTCTGGGCGAGTTGATGACGCTGGCCCAGGGCTTCGCCATAGCTGAGCGCGAGGAAGTGCAGCGGCGGGAGCGGATGAACCGGGACCCCTTAGCGATGGTTGTTTGCCCGGAGTGTTTCGACGAGCCAGTCGGGTGGGTCGAGGTGATCGAGCTGGCCGGCGCGAGGGCTCTGCGCCCGTGTTCGAGGTGTCTCCCCGATAGGTACCGAGCCTGGCGCGGCGGCCATTTCGCCCTAGGCCACGACGAGGCCCGGTGCCGGGATACGTGGTGCGTCGAGACGGTGAGGCGGCGCAAGCATGGCCGAAAGGCTTCCTGACCAGTGAAAAGGGGCGACGCGCCGAGGAGGCACGAGAACCCCCATCGCCCGCGCTACAGGTGTAGTATCGGCGGAACGAACGGACCACCTACCCAAGGAGGGGGACCGCGATGCAGACGATGTACGACACCTACTCGAGCCGGGACGTGGTGAGGATCGCCGGGATCTCGTACCGGCAGCTCGACTACTGGGCGCGAATCGGGCTTGTCCCCGAACCCCAGCCGAGAATCCAGACCGGCGCGCCAGCATGGACTCGACAGCCGAGGACGTCCCGGCGCTGGACGCGGCGCTGGACGACCGAGGACCTGTTCTCCGTTGCCACGCTTGCCGAAGCCCGGAAGATGGTATCGATCGATGGGCTGCAAGCCGCGGCCGATCGCCTGTTCGCGATGGAGGTCGGGGAGTGGCGGTCCGCGGTCGAGTGTGACTCGCTGCTGGTGATCGCCTCGGATCTGGCGGTCGTGATCAATCGCGTCGACCTCGAAACCTTCTGCCGGGCGAAGGGCGCGTTCGTGGTCGTCCCGCTCGGCGCGGTCGTCCAGGACGTGACGCTCGGACTCCGGGTGGCGGCGTGAGTTCCATGACAAAGGGCGAGCGCGCCGAGCTGAGGTCTGTAGTACGCGGTCAGTTCAAGGTGCTGCGTTCAGAGATTGGCCAGCGGGAGAAGGAACTACTGGCCGATACCGAGCACGGCATCGACGACCTCTTGAAAGCCGAAGAGGACAAGGCCGAGTCAATCGCATTCCTTGTCCTCGAGGTCATGCGCGAGTGCAACCGCAAGATCAACGACCTTCTCTACGAGCACGGCTACCAGGCCAAATCCGGGACCGAGAAGGTTTGGGTGAAAGAACCAACCATGGACTTCGGAACCCGGACCAAGCGCAGCCAGTTGAAGTGGGGGGCGGTTGCCGAACTGAACCAGCGCGTGGCCGCGGCCAAGGTGATACTCGACCGACAAGAGCAAGACCTCCTTCGCAAGCTGGCGGTCGATGCGCTTGAGACAGAGGAGGCGCGTGCGTTCCTTGACTCCATCCCCACCGTTAGCGAGTTGGTACCGGCGACGCGGCTGGCGGAGTTGGAGAGGGCGTTGGACACCGGACCCACTGAGGTAGACGACATATGAGCTTCCCCGACCCCACACCCGCGGGCCCCGAAGAGGATCGGACGATCGTGTACGTGGTCAAGGTCCGGTCGTTCGGCAACGGCGAGCAACCCCATGTCGCGGAGATGGCGAAGTTCGTTGCCCTCGGCCTCAACCGGACGGTCGGAATCGACCGGGTCGAGATCTGGAACGACGGGGCGAGGTTCACCTTCGACCCAGCGGCCTACGACGGAGAGCACGACACCGACGACGTCATCGCCATCGAGCGGCCCTACGCGCCGGCCGTCAACGGCCACGATCCGAAGGTCCCGTCGTGACACAATCGACCAAGTGGAAGCAAGTGGCGGGGGGCGTCTTTGAGACCAAGATGCCGTGGGGCGGCAAGCTCACGGTGTGGGAGGGACCTTCTGGGCGCAGTTACTCGGCTGAGATGCAAGAGGGATCGATCTGGATGTCAATGGGTTTCGACCCCACCATGTCACGAGCTGACATCGTTCAGCGGTGCATCGAAAATCACGCCGAGTCCCACGCACGCGACGGATTCCCCGACAAGGTCGAGCGAGAACGCCTCCAGCGAATCCAGAGACGGGAAGACGAACGGCGGGCACAGGAGAACTACCCGGCTGCCCTGACGCTCTTGCGAAAGGCCCGAGATCATCAGGCGACCACCGAAGAGATCACGGCGTTTCTTGATTACGACGAGGCGTTGCAGAAAGTCGGAACGGCCAAAGTAGAGAAGGAACGTACCGCACATCTGGAGCGTCAGAAGTGGTAACCGCGTTTGACCCCCCGACGCTGTTCGACGCGGCGCTGAACCTGCGGAAGCCCCTGACGATCGAGGCGTACTTCGAGCAGTTCCACGCGGCGAACCCCCACGTCTACCGACGCCTGGTCGAGATGACGCGCCAACTCGTCGAGCGCGGCCACAAGAAGGTGGGGATCGGGGTGTTGTTCGAGGCGCTCAGGTGGGAGCACGCCATGACGACCGCGGATCCCGAGACCCCGTTCAAGCTCAATAACAGTCTTCGCTCTCGGTATGCGCGGCGCATCATGGACGACCACCCGGACCTCGAGGGCGTTTTCGAGACGCGGGAGTTGAAGGCGGCGTGATCGGGTGACCCTCGGAAGCGGTGGACCCCTCCAGAGAAAAGCCCCGATGAACCGCGGGACCTCGACCCTCAAGCGGTCGTGGATCAAGCGCGGCGACTCCCGGCTCGAACGCAAGACCCCAATGCCCCGGAGGAAGTCTCAGCGGGTCCTCGACTACGAGGCCGAGCTCGACGCCATCACCCCGGCGCTCAAGGCGCGGTCACGCGGTCGGTGCGAGGTCCAGATCCCCGGCGTCTGCATGAAGCGCGCCGCGGTGCGCCATCATCGGTGGCGCCGCAGCCAACGCGGGCCCAACATCTTGAGCAATCTTTTGCACTCCTGTGTCGACTGCCACGGTTGGGGGCACGACAGCGGGGCCGGACTGGCGATCGGGTTCCTGCTCAAGCGGGGCGAGGATCCCGAGCAGAACCCGTACGTCCCTCCGAGGAGGATGGCATGACCATCGCCGCGCCGATAACGAAGCCCGACACGACCCCGGTCCCGCTCCCCACCGACGGCGACCACGACCGGTTCGCCCACATCGTCCTCGAGGGCTACTGGCCGAGCGGGACGAGGGACGAGGGGGAGTTCGTCACGACCGGCAACTGCGTGGTCGAGGGGATGGTGACCGGGGCCTCCGTGCGCGCCGTCTGCGGGACCTGGATACGTCCCGGCCGCGACCCGAAGAAGTTCCCGCTCTGCCCGACGTGCCGGGAGATCGCAGAGGTCCGCGGGTGGAAGATCCCGATTCAATGATCCGAAGGAGAGCGATGAACAGAACGCGGATAGCAGCAGGAGTGGCCGGGGCGATCGCCGCGACCGTGTGTCTCGTGGGGGTCTTCGTCCCGGACGCCTGGGGCCACGCCAACATCGTCAACATGTCCGAGACGTGCAGCGTCGGCCAACAGGTGGTCACGGTGACGGTGATGAACGACTACAACCTGACCGAGACGGCGACCGTGGCTTCGGCAACCGTTGACGGCTCCTCGGTCCCGGCGTCGGACCTCACGCCGTCGAGCGTCCCGATAGCGGCCAGTCCGAGCGAGCCGTACCAGGAGGGGACGTTCTCCTGGGTCTTCACCGGGTCATCGACCCCGACGATCTCGGTCAAGATCCACGGCCACTGGAGCGACGGGTTCACGACCAACGATCTGGGGGGTCCGATCACGCTCGTCGGAGGATGCGAGACGCCCACCACCACGACAACCTCCACCACGACGACCACGGTCCCGGCGACCACCACCACGACCGAGGCACCGGCCACCACGACAACGACCGGGTCGCCCTCGTCGACCACGACCTCGACCACCGGCCCGAAGCCCCCCGGATCAGCCACGACCCTGCCGAAGCCCCCGTCACCGACCACGCCCCCCCCGACGGTCCCCCTGGCCGGCCAGCCCCCGGCGTCCGGTCCCACACCCCCGTCATTTGCCGCTCCTGCCCCGATCACGAGCATTCCGCCATCTCCTACCACGACAACCGTTCCGTCCCCGGGAACCGTGCCCCTGGCCTTCACCGGGTTCGATCCGATCCCGGCCCTGCTGACCGGGCTCCTGTTCCTCGTCCTCGGCGCGGTGGCGGTCGTGGTCTACCGGGTCAGGCGGCGACCCAGTGAAAGATCCGGCCGATGAGTGAAGGGGACGAGAGGTTGAAAGAGATCGCAGAGGACGAGATGAAAACGGCACGTCGTCTGCACGTCCAGGTGCGCTACGACACTGACGCCGCCTTTCACGCCGCGTGCGTTGTGGTCGGCCACACCGGCTGGAGAGACGAAGACGGGGTCTACCACGAGGGGCCAACTCTCGGCACGGCGCTCAAGGTGGCGGAACTGTTCGACGCCATCGGCTTCGACGGCATCGTCACCTCTCTCACTGAGCTGCAGGAGAAGTTGACACTGGCGGAAGCCTCCCGTGACCAGTGGAAGCGCCGAACGGGGAACGGCGGCGAGGAGTCCGTCCGATTCGGGCCGCTCAAAGCAGAACCATGGGAGGGGAACGGGCCGTGTGATGACTGCGCCGGAAGGTCGCCGTACTGGCACGCGCCGGACGACCTGTGGCAGAAGGTGATGAGTGAGCCGGGCAAGGACCCGCACGACCCTGGTGGCGTGATCTGCCCGGTGTGCTTCGTCATCCGAGCGTGGAAGAAGGAGCTGCCGGAGTTTGCGTCATGGTGGACGTGGACTCCGATACCCACCGGGTTCCTACCCGAAGGCGATTTCCATTGGGCCATCGACCGGCGTGATGAGGCGCTGGAGGAACGGGACGCTCTCGCCTCCCGTCTCTCAGCCGCCGAAGCCGTGATCGAAGCAGCGGAGGGACTGGCCGAAAAGCTGGACGAGTGCGATCCCCACGTCACGGCCGCCTACAGCTTCATGCAAATCCACGGCGGCCAGTACAACGGCCCGGAGTACGGCACCGCAAAAACGAAACTCCGCGCCGCTCTAACCACCTACCGCACCACTGTGCCCCGCTCTAGTGAAGGAGAGACAGATGGGTGAGGCGGTTTGGTTCATCGGGCCGTGGCAACGCCCGGGGTACTTTCTACGGCTCTCTACGGAACCTGGGTGTTCTGAGCGTGCGCCGAGGGTCACCGCTGAGGATGTTTACCGACCTCACGGGTTCCCGTGGCGCTCGATGGATCGCAAGTGGAAAGCGGTTCACGGGGCTCAGGGGATGACCTCGGTGGAGTACGCCGAAGGCTGGTCGGTGCTCTCGGTGGCTGACTACACCGTGGACCCTAGACCGGGGGGCCATGTGACCCTCGCCGTTCAGCGAGCCGACGTTCCCGAGGCCGAGATGCGCAAGCTGGCGCAGGAACGTTACCCGTCCGTGTGGGCACGACTACAAACCGAAAGTCCCGCGGCCCCCACGGGGGTCGGAGAAGGGGAGGAGCCGTGAGCGGAGAATCAGCGGTTGAAATGTTGCGGGCGATGGAGGAGGACCGTTGCCACGGCGACTGGCAAGGACCGAGCGACGACGAGTGCGTTGACGACCTGCTCGTGGTTGCTTGTGAGGAGTTGCGGGGCCACAAGGATCTGCACCACGGCCGATGCGACGACGGCCTACGAGTCATGTGGGTCAAAGGGACCGGCAACCTCTTGCTGGAATGCGACGGGTCGATCTACCGCCGTCAGTTCGCCCGTACGCAATACGTCGGAGAACCAGATTCGCAAAATCCAAAAGGTCTGAGGGAAGGGGAGGGATAGTGAGCGACTTCCCGCTGCATATGATCGAAGGCCCCATCACGGTAACGCCCACGGGCGCTGGCTGCGTGTCGGCCGTACGTTGCCGTTGCGGCGAAGGGTTTGGCGGCTTCGAGCCCGGGATGATCGAGGCCAACGAGTCCGCCCTGGCGAAACTTCGGGAGCACGTTCGCTCGTCGGCCACCATAGAAGGGGAGCCCAGTGATGGGTGAGCCGTTCTTTCGACTTTTGAAGTTGCGGAGCCTCCGAGCGTGGTGGCGCACACGCCATTGCAATCACGATGGGACGGAGCGGTCGCAGCTAATCGAGACCGGAACAAACAAGATGTTCTGGTGCACCCGTTGCCAGCGGACGTGGTTCGCATGGTGACGAAGGCAGACCCAGTGATGGCCGGGGTTCGGCGTAGACCGTCGTGCGGCCACGAGATGCTGGTGCAATGCCCGCTCACCGCCCGTGACTGGGAGGAAGTGTTCTTCGCCTACCTCGCCTGGCGCTCGGTCTGCCGGTCAGTGTCCGAAAGAGCCCACGGTCGTGCCAGTCGAATCGAAATCGAAAGTGCGGCCGGTGATGGGTGAGGAAAGGAGCAAAGCAGCAATGAAGCGTGAGAGACAGATCCGAGAGGCGTTTATCGACGGGTACACGAGTGCGATGGATCGGTGCCGTCCCGGTGCTGGCGCCAACACATTGCAGGCCGAGGCCGAGCGTGTCTGGTCGGAAGAGAACGTAACGTCGTGACTGATTTCGATCCCACCGAGGAAAGGAGCGAAGAGAAAATGGTGAGATCAGTTTCGTGTCCGCACGGTGACCTGACGTGTCCCTGCGTCGACGGCGATTCGTGCCACTACGAAGGCCGGGACGCGATGCAGTGCCCGACCCCGTTGGACGACGAGCACCGGAGATACCACTGCCACGTCGAAGGGTGCCCCTGGGACGACGGTCACGGATGTGGACAGGCCAAACTCGGACGCAACTGGAACCTCTGCGCATTTGCGGATCTCCGAGGCACGCCTGAATGGATGTGCGGTGCGGCCCGGAACCTGACCAGCGACCCGGACAAGCTACGAGTCCTGACGGAAGGGCCGGTGCCCCGTGTCTGATTTCGATCCCACCGAGGCAGCCGCATTGCGAGAAGTGCACGGTAAGCGGCGAATCGTTGGAGGCGATCTAACGGGATGGTGTCGAGCGTGCAGCACTGACTATCCTTGCCTAACCGCCCAAGCTCTCGATGCTCTCGCGGCGCTCCAAGCGGAACGGGACCGATTTCGTGACGCTTTGAGCCGGATCACGACGAGTGGCAGGGCGTCCAGCTACACGGTCAGGATTGCTCGGGCCTCGTTGCGACTCGACATGGCGGGGCAGACGGGAAGCGGTGAGACGATAACGGTTGCGTTGGAGCGCCGAGACGATGCGCCAGTACCGATGGTGTCGGGGGGGTGGCCAATGCATAACCTCGTCGCTCACCCGTTGAGCGAAATCTTGTACTGGCTGGGCCTCGGAAACTTGGGCAACCAGATTCACGACGCAACGCTTCCCGAACACGAGGAGGGGACTGGACGTGGGTGACACCTGTGGTGAGCTTGGCCGGGCTCTCGTAGATGCCAAGGTCGGGCTCGTTTCATGTATCCGAGAAGGCCACGACATCTGGACCTGCGAGTGTTTCCCGTGCGTCGGATTGCGGGGAATCTTGAAAATCGAGTTACGTGACGGATTGCTCCATGAGCGTTTTCCCACGAAAGAGGGGTGAGATGGTGCCTGACCCGCAGATAGTTTGCACGGGGTGTGGCGAGAAGAAGCCGCTTCACATCTCACCACTCGGCTGCTTTTTATGCGACAAGTGTGAGGGAGCCCTCAAAGGAAATGCGCAGCCGGGTTCCCAGGGGGACGGAGAGCCGAAAAAGTGAGCCTGTTTTACGCATCGCCAACCATGCTCCGACGTTGGGTCGCCGGGCGTCGGTTCCCAGGCGTGTGGCTGACACTCCCCAGCGGGCGCTCCCGTTGCGTGTTGCCGATGGGGCACCGGGTGACTTCGGTCTACGGCCGAGGAGCGGCGTGAGCAACCGCGACGACCTCGCCACGGTCATAGCCCTGGCCTGCCTCACTGAGGACCGCTCCAACGCCGAGCAGTTGGCACTCCTGCGCGTGGCCGACAAGGTGGACCTCGAGTTCAACCAGGACACGGTGACGAACCAGCCACCGGGGAGCAGCCGTCTGGTGGACGAGGTGATGGGCAGTCGGGTGCTCGACGACGGGCAGCGCGAAGTCCGGTTGAAGAATCGGAAGGGGGCGCCGCGGTGAGCGTCCCCACGTGCAAACGGTGCGGCCACCCGATCCGCTGGATCATCACGCCCAAGGCCCGGAGGATGCCGATCGACTCCCGGCCGGTCCCCGACGGAAACGTCGTGATCGACGAGGTCATGCGGACGGGCGACTGGCGCGGCCACGTCCTGACCAAGTCCGAGACCCCGATGAGCGATCGGTACATGGCGCACGCGGCCACCTGCCCGGTGCTTCTGACGAGCCGGCGGCGCGAGAAGTACAAGGTCCGATGAGCGACATTCTACGGATGGCGACCATTTCGGACGACGGCCTGTACCGCTATGAGTTGACACGGCGATGGGACATTACGAAGCCATCGCTCGTGTGGATCCTGCTCAATCCAAGCGTGGCGAACGAAGAGATAGATGACCCGACCACCCGTAGGTGCATGGGCTACGCCCGCCGCGAGGGCTTTGGCGGGGTCACCCTGATCAATCTGTTTGCGCTGCGAGCCACCAGGCCCGTTCATTTGCTCGACCACCCGGACCCCGAAGGTCCACAGAACGCAGAGACGTGGAGGCGCATCCTCAGGTACGGCGCCCCGGCCGTCGCTGGATGGGGGGCGAACGCCGACAACCCATCTCTGCCGGTCAGCAGGGCGTTGGCCACGGCGGATCAATCCGAGTGGTTCTGCCTCGGTCACACGAAATCCGGGCAGCCCCTTCACCCGCTCTATCTCGACAAGGATCTCCCGCTGGTGCCGCTATGACCGACCAGCGCACGCCCACCCACGCCATGATCTTCTGGAAGCGGTCGTTCGACGGGGTGGGATTCTCGAAGAGGACTGAGGCCCCGGTCCATCCCGACCAGGTCGCAGCACTCCTTGAGGCGGAGGAGACCGCGCCGGGCCACGTCCTCGGGGCGATGGTCCGGTACTACGACGAGCGCGGGGAGGTCCGGGTGGAGCACCGATGATCCGGATCGAGGTCATGGGGCTTCCGTTTCCTCAAGGATCCAAGTCGGCGTTTATCCGCGGCGGGCACGCGGTGGTGGTCGAGGGGTCGAGCAAGAAAGGGCGAAGCGGTCATGCCGCGTGGCGCCAGGCAGTGGCCACCGCGGCGCGGGACTGGCTAGGGGAGAACCCCCGAGAGGCGATCCACGAGCCGGTGGTTCTCCGGATGAAGTTCCGGTTCCCGACAGTGGCGAGTGACAAGTACCGCTCACGTCATTTCACCAAACCTGACCTGAGCAAGCTTGTGAGGGCGGTCGAGGACGCGCTCGTCGACGGCGGCGTGCTGGCCGACGACTCCTGCGTGTTCGCTCTCCACGCGTCGAAGCGTCACGTCCGCCATGAGCCTCCTGGATGCTCGATCGAGATCGCCCTGGCAGGCGAGGAGGAGGCGCGGGATCGACAGTTCCTCAAGGACCAGGCCGCCGCCGAGAGATCGAACAAGAGAAACCAAACCAACCAAGGAGAGTGACCAGATGGGACAGGCAGTAACCGACATCAGCGACGAGTACCCGCTCGGGGACTTCGAGGGTATCCCGGTCGTGGGCGCGGGGGTGGAAGTGCGCAACGCTTCGGGAGGACTGAACGACGCGCTCGGCATCGACCCGGTGGTGATGCAGAAGGGGGACATGGCGATCGTCGTCCTGCGCGTCGACGTGACCGATGTCCACTTCCCCGACGTCAAGGGCGAAGAGGGAACGTGCATCCGGGCCCACGTCATGCGGGCGACCGACGCGGCGATCGTCACCGACGAGGCTCTGTCGAAGAAGATCCTCAAGGTGCTGAACGACCAGCGGGAGAAGATCGTCGAGGACCAGCGCAAGAAGGCGGAGGCGAAGAAGGGACAGCTCACGTTGACCGGCGACGGCGGGGCGGACGAGCCGATCGACGACGGCGAACCGGGCGACCCCGACTGATCCCGACCGCTTCCCCGCTACACCTGTAGCATGACCGAGCACGAGAGGACCGATGACCGCCAAGACCGCAACCGAACGACCGCCGACCGAGAAGGAGATCGAGGCCGCATGGGCAGAATCCGACGAGGCAACCCCGGCCGCGAGAGACACGAGGGATCGGTACGAGGCGACGATCGAGCGGAGGAACGCGGCGTGGACGACGCTGCGGCGGGCCGGGATCTCGGTGGCGACGATCGCGGAGCGGGCGAAGGTCAGCCCGCAGACGGTGAGGTTCGGGGTCGAGGGGCGTCGGCGTTGAGCGGGCACCGCATCGAGGCCATGCCGCTCGCAGAGTTAGAGACGCGCACGCACCCGGAGAACCCCAAGGCCCACGACATCCCCGAGCTCGTCAAGTCCATTCGCCGGCTCGGGATGGCCGCGCCGGTCCTGCTCTGCGAACGAACGGGGATGATCGCGGCCGGACATGGACGCGTCGAAGCTCTGGCCGAGATGAGCCGGAGCCTGGAGGACCACGACCCGCCACCAGAGGGGATAGCGGTGGACGGGGATCTGCTCTGGCTCGTCCCCGTCGTCCGCGGGTGGTCGTCGAAGGACGACGACGAACTCAGGGCCTATCTCGTCGCTGATAATCGTCAGACCGAGATCGGGGGATGGCATGATGACGCACTCGCTCGGCTGCTGTCGGGGATCTCCGAATCGCCGGCCGGCCTTGAGGGGACGGGGTACAACCCGGACGGCTTGAAGCAATTGCTGGGGGCGCTCGCCACACCAGCACCGACACTGATCGACCCCGACGAGGTGCCCGAACCACCTGCGGAGCCTGTCTCGAAGCTGGGGGACGTTTGGATCATCGGACCCCATCGCGTCCTATGTGGTGACGCAACGGTGAAGGAGGATTACGACCGGGCGCTCGGCGGTGAGCGCCTGGCCGGCGCGGTCGCAACCGACCCGCCCTACGGCGTTGCTATCGGAGCCAAGAACCGGTCACTCGATGCGATCGACCGCGCCGGCCGGGCGCTCACCGACCTGTCTGGCGACCAGGGGATGGAGGAGGTCGAAGCACTGTGGCGCGATTCGTTCGCCGTGCTGAACGACGTCATGCCACCAGGGACTCCGTACTACATCTTCGGGCCGCAAGGTGGCGACCTCGGCCTCCTCCTCCTCCTCCTCCGCGATGCTGGTCTTTCACCGAGGCACATTCTGATCTGGGTCAAGAACCGCCCGTCGTTCTCCATCGGTCGGCTGGACTACGACTACCAGCACGAGCCCATCGTGTACGGCTGGCGCCCCGGTGCGGCGCATCCCTGGTACTCGACCGAGACGCAGCAATCGGTGCTGATGTTCGACCGGCCGCAACGGTCGCCTGATCATCCGACAGTGAAGCCGGTCGGACTCATGGCGAAGTTGATCGTCAACAGCGTCCCGCTTGGTGGCACGGTCCTCGATCCATTCGGCGGGTCGGGCTCGACGCTGATCGCTGCTGAGCAGACGGGACGGGTGGGCGTACTCATGGAGATCTCCCCGGCCTACACCGACCTGATCTGTCGGCGCTTCCAGGAGGTATTCGGGACGGTCCCGATTCTTGAGTCCACGGGGGAAGCTCATAGTTTCGTGCCCTGACCTGCGGATACGGGGCCGGTCCTGGACTTCGCTACAGGTGTAGCGTACAGTCGCACTGGGACCAGGAACCTGGCCCCCGACTCCCCAAGGAGGAACCCAGAATGAGCACTACCAAAGAGGCGAAGCATGTGCGGATGCAGTACTCCCGCGACGGCAAGCCCATCGTCAACCCCTCGGTCAACAGCCTGTCGGGGTTCGCCTACTTCTACACGAAGGGCATCGACGACAAGCCACGCGTGAGCGTCGCCAGACTTGAGAAGATCCTCAAGGGCCTGGGCGTCACCGATCCACGGTCCGAAGCGTTCGAGGTCGCACTCCCCAACGGCGTCGTGATCGCTGGCACCCCGACAGAGGGAGACGCGCCGAAGGCGGCGAAGAAAGCGACCGCGGTCGAGGACCCCGCTGCGGTGGCCGCGGCGAAAGAGGCAGCGGCCAAGACGAAGCTGGCCCGCATCGACGAGATGAAAGCCGAAGGGACGAAGGTCAAGGCGTGGAAGGATGGCGGCGAAGTCGGCCCCCGTCCGGAGACGCCCGTGACCGACAAGCGCACGGCCGAACTCGAAGCGAAGAAGCCGAACAAGGTGGCCGCGACGGTCAAGGGCAAGGCGGCAGAGAAGGCAGCGGTGAAGGCGACGAAGGTCCCGGCGAAGAAAGCCACGAGTGCCACGGGCAAGCGGGCGCACGCAGCGAAGAAAGCCCCGGCCCGGCGCGTCGCCCCGAAGCGCAACACCACGCCGATCCCCAAGTCCACAACCGCCCGTCGGGCCGCCCGCCAGGCGAGCTGACCAGTTCATACCGACTACCCCGCGGGCTCCGGGTTTCACCGACATGGCTCGGGGCCCGCGGGGGGAAGGAGCAAGAACGATGATCTCACCGACGACCGCCGACGAGTGGCTCGCCCTCTTCGACCACCAGGGTCAGTTGGCGATGCGCCAGCAGCTCCACCTCATCGAGCGTCTGCGTGAGGTCGAGAGGGCGCTCAGCGAGAGGGAGAGTTCCGATGCCCCAGGATGAGGAAGGCCGGATGCTTCCGGTCGAGGGGAGCGAGCCCGAGGGGCCGGGGTTCGGCAAGCCCTGGGTCCCGCGCGCCGGGGTCACGTTCGTCGTCGGTAGCTGCCACGTCCGCTCCGCGATCGATGTCATGCGCTCGGAGGGCATCGTCTGTGTCGACCTGGACGGAAAGTGGAACCATGGAGCCCACGACATCCTCTCGCTGATCATGGCCGTCGAGCAGGCCGACGAACTCGGGGCGTACCTTCGGGAAGCGGCGAAGGCCGCGCCGGCGGACCTGGAGCGGTGGAAGGTGGAGCGCCGTGACCGATGACCTCTGCATCCACGACCTCACCCCGGCAACCTGCTCTCTGTGCCTCCACGGCCCGACGCCCCGTCCCGAGCCCGCCTACCCCGTCACCCGCGCCTTCGCGGCCAAGTACGACGGGACCTGCCGAGACTGCGGGTGCGACTTCGCTCTGGGCGACCCGATCGTGAAGATGAGCGACGAGAGCTACTGGCACGCGAGGTGCGCGCTGTGACGACGGAGACTGAGATTCCGAGTGTCGGTGAAGTGATCGACCGCATGAGGGCGGCCCTCGCCGAGATGGGCTATGGAGACAGTGTTTTGGAGCCAGATGGATCCGACGACAAAGACGGCTGGCCGATGGTAATGGGTTCGGGATCCATCCCTCGAGCCGTCTGGTGGACGGCTTGCTTTCTGGTCTATCCGTCGATGGGATGCTGGGCTTGCGACGAGGACTACCGCACGCAGCAATGCGAGACTGGCCATTGCCAACACCCCGAAGGCCCCGCCAAGCCCCCTCGCGAACTCCTTGTTCGGAGGGCGTGATGTGCGGCTACTGCGAGCGTCCGCTCGTCCTGCGTGCAGCGTACGGACGACGTGACCGGTGGGAGTGCCCGCGCTGCGCACCGATCCTCGCCACGCTCGGAGCGGGCATGGACCTGGGCGAGATGGTCCGAGCGTTCAGGACGTTCCAGCGCGAGGCGGCGCGGTCCTACACGAAACGCGAGCGAGCCAATGCCGACCGCTGAGCCCGCTCCCGGCACCATCGAGAAGCTTCGCCGTGGAGTGGAGATGGCGCTGTGCGCTGGGTGCGACGAGGACCTGCTGCGAACCGAAGGCTGGGACTGGGTGCATTGGGACACCGACGAAGAGGAGTGCGCGATCACTCCACCGCAGCCCGAGTCGAAGCCCGAACCGGACCCGGACCCGGATCGCGAATGGGACCACGACCTGCCGGCCCACTACTTCCGCGAGCACGACCCTCCGGGGTGGGGCGTGAGGTGCCCCGTTCACGGCGTGCTGGCCACTGGGCTCGACAAGATGGCCGCGCTCCGGGGCGCACGGCGCCACGAGCGGCGGTATCACCCGGAACGGTTCGAGGCGCGCGATGCCTGACGCCATGCGATCGACCGTGATGGTTGACGGCGTAGAGATGCCCTGTCTCGCCAAGGGGATCGGTGGCGGGTGCGACTGGTGGTTCGCCGTCCCGATGGAGAACGGCTGGGTCGCGTGGGTGCAGGCGTATGAACGGCGGCATGAAACCGAGTACCGCGTTCGCTGTGTGACCCCGGAGGAATCTGAGCGCGTCCTTGATTTCGAGATCCCGACCGCCGCTACCGTTTATGTGCGCGACGATCGGCCCCCAATGGAGTTCCCTCGATCCGACCGGGACTTGCGGGAGACGCTGGTCGACCTGTCCCGTTGGCCGTCACCGAGGTCAGTCGATGCCTGACGAGTACGGCAACCCGATCCGGATTCAACTCAAGCGCACGAAGGGATGGCGCAAGCCCGAAGGGGCGATCGTGGTCTCTCGACCGTCAAAGTTTGGCAACCCCTACAAGGCTGGCCAACCCCCGCCGCTCTGGCCGAAGGGCCGACCGTTCACGGTCCAGGACGCGGTCGACTGCTACACGCTCATGGTCGCGGTCGGGTACCAGCACCGCAAAGAGCCGGGGACCTCAATCGTGCGGATGGCGATGGAGGAGCTGGCCGGGCATGACCTCGCCTGCTGGTGCCCGTTAACTTACCCAGATGGGACGCCGCACCCCTGTCACGCGAACCTCTTACTTAGGTATTCGTCCGAAGCAGTCGATCTAGTAAACCCAACAACCCAAGGAGAAAACAAATGAGCGAGCCCATGGTCGAAAAGGTGCTGGTCCTCTGGACATGCAATGCCGATATGTCAGGGAGGAACCGGGAATGGAGTTACCCGGAGTCCGGACATATCGAGGCACGCCGTCCTGCTACGGCAGACGCCGCCTGCTCGAACGGGCTCCAAGGGTTGATGTGGGGTGTCGGCGAGGGGGGGAACCTCCACCTGACAGTCGAAGATGCGAAGTGGCTTGTTATGGAAGTCGATGCGGCATCGGTCACCGACCTCGGCGGGAAAGTGAAGTTCCAGAGCGCCGATGTCGTCTACTGCGGTGACCGCGCTGGGGCGATTGCCTATCTCGATGCCAACGGAGGAGCCGACAAGGCGGTGTTCGGTGCGGCGCGCACCGCCGGGTACCAGGGCTCAGCCACCGCCGGGTACCGGGGCTCAGCCACCGCCGGGTACCAGGGCTCAGCCACCGCCGGGTACCAGGGCTCAGCCACCGCCGGGGACCGGGGCTCAGCCACCGCCGGGGACCGGGGCTCAGCCAGGGCGTCATCGAGTGGCGTCATCGTCATCCATTGGTATGACAGCAAGATCGGTCGGACGCGTTTGGTTGTCGGCTACGTCGGAGAGGACGGACTAAAAGCAAACACCTGGTACTGCCTCGACGAGGATCACCAGTTCATCCAGTGCAGCGAACTTGAGAGCGAGAGCGAGAAGCCACGGCCGTTCGATGCCAGGGTCAAGTGGAATGCTGGGACACCAGAGGCCGACCTACAAACCCCAACCCAAGGAGAGAACCCATGAAGATAATCGAACTGCGTGCGAGCAACGTCAAGCGACTCAAGGCGGTGACGATCACGCCGGACGGACCCATGGTGGTCGTGTCCGGTCGCAATGCGCAAGGGAAGTCCTCCGTCCTCGATGCGATCTGGATGGCGCTCGGTGGAGGCGCCGCGCAAAAGGACACGGCCCGGCCGATCCGCGATGGCGAGAACCAGGCCGAGGTCCGGCTCGACCTCGGGGACTTCATCGTGACGAGGCGATGGGTTGGGGAGAAATCCACGCTGACGGTGATGTCGAAGGACGGAGCGAAGTACGGCTCGCCGCAGGCGTTCCTCGACGAGAAGCTGGGGCGCCTGTCGTTCGACCCCCTGGCCTTCTCGCTCAAGCCCGACAAGGAGCAGGTGGCCGACCTCCTGTCGCTCGTGTCCCTCCCGTTCGATCCGGTGGAACTCGACGCCCGGCGACGGGGGATCTTCGACGAGAGGACCGAGGTCGGGCGCGAGGTGAAGGTTCTCGAAGGGCAGCTCGACGGGATCGAGGACCCCGGCGATGTGGGCGACAGCGCGCCGGACCCGGACCCGATCCGCCAGGAGTTGCGAGAGGCGCGCACGGGGAACGCTGACCGCGACAATGTGGAGGCCGTTCTTGCGGAATGGAGAGGACGTCTGCGCCGGGCCAAGGAGGAGGTCGCCGATGCCGAGAAGGCGATCAAGGACGCGGTCCGGGTACTGGACGAGATGCCAGGGACCATCGACATCGACGAGATCGAGGAGCGCATGAACGCCACCTACGCGGCGAGTGCGGCCCACGGCGAGGCGGTGCTGAACCGCAGACGCCACGACGAACTCAAGGAGCGCCGGAGCGTCGTCCACGAACTGACTAAGCAGCTCCAACACATCGCCGAGGAGAAGGCCACGGCGCTCTCGAAGGCCGAGATGCCGATCGACGGCCTCTCGTTCGACGACGAGGGCGTGACGTACCAGGGCATCCCATTCCGCCAGTGCTCGGCGGCCGAGCGGCTCCGGGTGTCGGTGGCGATGGCCCTCGCCATGAACCCCACGATCAAGGTCATCCGGATCACCGACGGGTCCCTGCTCGACCGGGAGAACCTGGCGCTGATCGAGGAGATGGTGAAGGGTCGGGACGCCCAGTGCTGGATCGAGCGGGTTGAGGACGAGAGCGGCGTCGGGTTTGTGGTCGAGGATGGGGAGATTCGGGCCGATGCGTGAGCCGATGGACGTCACTGGCCAGCGCCGGGTCGCCACGACGCCAGAGCCAGCGATGTCGTCCGATGGTGGGGCACCTCCACCCCCACCTCACCTCCACGACTGGCGCGTGTGCCCTCCGACCACGGGCCTGCCAGCCGAACCCGGCATCGCCATCGTCTGCCTGTCGATCGGGTGCGATCTCCACCTCCATCTGCCGCTGGACGAGGAGGACCCGAATACCTGGCCGCGGTGGGAGGGCCCGGTGCCACCCGAGCCCACGGGAGACATCTGCCCGACCTGCGTCGCACGATTCCACGCTCGGGCGGGGCGAAGCCCGATGCCTGACGACCCGACCTCGATCGAGTTCTACCATCGGGAGATCCGGCCGCTGGTCGAGAAGGCGGCGGTCGCTCTCAACGGGCACGACCTGATCTCGGTCGCGCTACCAGGGCGGTGGGCCTGCTCGTGCGACGAGTTTCATTCGGTCGCTCCTGGCAATGACGACTTCAACGAGCACCTGGCCCAGGTCGTCGTCGACGCGATCGACCTGCACCTGATCCTTGCCAAGGCGCCGGTTACGAGCCTGGACCTCGGCAAGGCACTGAGCAACCTGCGGCTCGCGGTGGCTGTCGACAAGACGGTCACCGAGTACGCAGAGCTTGTCGAGGAGCTGGTGGCGGCGATCGAGGCGGCGTGGGGCCAAGACCCGAGACCGAGGCTTCCGTGACCGACGACCTCCAGCCAGCCCTCCGTTGTCGGTGCGTGTATGACGAGAGCAACCCGACCGTCCTCGACGCCAAGCGGATCTACTGGCACCGCTGTCCGCTCCAGGCATCCCAGGAGGACGGGCTCTGCGACTGGTGCCGAGGACCGCTGGTGAATGGTGCGCTCCTGGTCGGTACGCCGCCCGATAGCTGCCACGCGATGGGGGAGTGGACCCCTCCGTGTTGGGAACCAGGCGCCGATCGAATCCTCCTCCCGGTCGAGCTGATCGGCGAGCCCTGCTTCGACCACTACGCCGAAGAGGGAGTCCCGTTCTAATGAGAGTGGGCGAATCAACCAACGAGTTCGGGACGCCGATCTCGGTCCACGTCTGCGATGCCTGCGGCGGTCGGTTCACGTGCTGCCCGGCCATCCCCGCAGGGAATCCACACTGGGAGAACTGCCTCGCCGTCACGTGTCCCTCCTACGACATCACGCGGGACATCGATCTGGCGTGGGACCTGGGAGTGGCTGGTGGCATTGTCAGGTCGGTGCCGATCTGATGATGGCCCGCGAGGTCGTGTTCGGTGGAGGACGAGGCGGTGGGAAGACCAAAGCGCGGGACGAATGGGTGGCCGAACGGATGGCAGAGATCACGGCGCTCGGGCGTCGATGCGACTGCGGCGGTCCCATCGTCGGGGCGAAGATCCTCAGTGCGAAAGACAGGGCGATGTTCGTCGGAGGCGTGTGTGAATTGTGCGAGAGAGCCTGGAGGGTGGAACCGTGAGCGACAAGACGAGCATCGGATGGACGGACGCGACCTGGTCGCCGACAACCGGGTGTGATCGGGTAAGCCCAGGCTGCGAAAAATGTTATGCCCTTACGATGGCGGGCCGGCTCAAACTGATGGGCAGTGCGAAGTACCAGACGGACGGCGACCCTCGGACGAGCGGACCGGGCTTCGGCGTGGCACTCCACGAGGACGCGTTGACGGTCCCGATCCGGTGGAAGAAGCCTCGGCTTATCTTCGTGGATTCAATGAGCGATCTGTGGCATAAGGACATCCCCGACCCGTTCATCCTCGACGTGTTCTCGACCATGGGGCAGACCCCGCGACACACGTACCAGATCCTCACGAAGCGCCCGCAGCGCCAAGCCCTCTTCTCGCGCCGGCTGGCGTGGCACGACACCGGGGTCGGCATGGAGCCCTACCTCCGCGCCGCGGACACCGTTTCGGAGGGGTCGGAGGAACCGCTGCCCAACGTGATGTTGGGCACGTCGATCGAGTCCGACCGGTACACGTTCCGAGCGAACTTCTTGCGCGAGACGAACGCGGCAGTGCGGTTCCTTTCGTGCGAGCCATTGCTCGGGCCGCTACCGTCGCTCAACCTCGCTGGCATCGGGTGGGTCATCGCGGGCGCCGAGTCCGGACACGGTGCGCGCCCGATGGACCTGGACTGGGTGCGAGAGATCCGCGACCGGTGCGTGCTGAGCGGCGTTCCGTTCTTCTTCAAGCAGGCGGCGACGGCCTCGGGGCACAAGATCCCGCTCCCGGAGCTGGACGGGCGACAGTGGGCCGAGATGCCGGAACTAACAGGAGGATCGCAATGACCGCACCGCTGGCGTTCATCGACTGTGAAACGACGGGCCTGGACCCTGATCGGCACGAGGTGTGGGAGGTGGCGGTCATCCTGCGCGAAGCCCCGCGACCCAATGATGCCGAACGTGTTGTCGATTGGAAGCGTGAGACTCGTCACGCCTGGCAACTCCCGGTCGATCTCAGTCGGGCCGACCCGTTCGCTCTCGAGATCGGGCACTTCCATGAGCGCCATTTGTTGCAGGGCTATGACTCACCTGGGACCATCACTTCCTTGGACACGGGCAGTCACTTTGTAAATGGCGTGCAGATCATCGACTCGACCACCCTGCGCCGGTTTTGCCGTGACTTCGCCAAACTGACAAAGGGAGCGCATCTGACCGGCAATGTCGTGAGCTTCGACGCGGAACGCATGGCGAAACTCCTCAAGCGCCACGGCGAGGTCCCCTCCTGGCACTACCACCTGATCGACACCGAGGCCCTGGCGGTCGGATGGATCATGGGCAAGTACGGGACGGCTGACGAGGCCGAACGCCAGGCGGTCGAGCTGCCGTGGGATTCGGAGAAGGTGAGCGGGGCCATCGGTCTCGACGTCACGAAGTACGAACGCCACACGGCGATGGGCGATGCGGAGTGGGCACGCGATATGTACGACGCGGTGATAGACCACACCTTCGCTCCACCGGTCGGGTAGGGTTTCCGTCCGGATGCCACCGGCCGCGGACTCCCGCGAACCCGACGAGGCGATCCTGCGACGGTGGATCGACGCCGAGCAGGCGAAGCTCGACGCGTCCCTCAAGGACTCGACCGTTGCGGCGTTCGCCATGGCGAGCACCTACCGGGCGAATCTCAAACGCTGGCACGGGATGCTCGCAGCGCACGAGGTGGCCGTGGGATAACCCGGGCTCCCTACACAGCACCCGAGCACGCGGTACGACTCCCCGAGAGCCAGCGTCACGCAACCAGCGCGACGTGCCGCACGAATGCGACGGCGGTGCCAAGCCCTCATCCAAACCAATCAGACAGAGGTGTCCCGTCCAAGGGGGACGCCAAAGAAAGGGAGGCGAAGATGCGGAACCGCATCGCTATCGCGTTAACCATGGCCGTCGCGGTCGTGGGATTGTCAATTGCTTTACCGTCAGGCGCGGTCGAATCGCCGCAACCAGCACGGCCCGCCGTGTCATCGCACGTGATCCTCGATCCGAGCTACGTGGCGTGGCTCACCGAGTACCAGCAACTCTCGACGCTCCACGCAGCCGTCCAGCAGCAGGAGTTCTACGCTGCCGCGTCGAGCGACGCGACCGACGCCGCTACGTCGGACTGGTGGGCGTGCGTTATCACGCCTGAGTCCGGTGGTGACTTCGGTGATGCGAGCGGCGCGTACGGGGTACTCGGTGCCACGTGGTGGGCCTACGAGTGGGTCTGGGATCAGTTCGGCTACTGGTCGAGTCCCGGTGCGGCTCCACCACTCGTGCAGGCCGCGGTGGCGCTGGCGCTCTACCGAGCGAACGGGGGCTTCGGGCCGTCGGCCTGGAACAACCAGGCGCGGTGCTGACGGGGTGACGTAGAATCGTTCCCGGTCGGGCTCCCGCCCGGCCACGGTTGGACACGGTTACGAGTGGGCTCCCTTCGGGGAGCCTGCTCGCGTTCGGGGGGTGTAAGCCCAGGTCAGGGGCGATAACTACAGGGGTAGCGCCCGGTGCTCGGATCTGTGTATACTAGTAGTCACCAAGCAACACCCGACTCCCAAGGAGGGAACCATGGCCATGACCGCTCAGGAAATGTTCGAGAGCAAGGTCACGCGCGAAGTGATCTGCCGCCAGTGCGAAGGACGCGGCCACTGGACCGGTGGATACCGCGAGATCACTTGCTCTCTCTGCGATGGGACTGGGAGACGCACGGTCCGTATCATCGCTCACGACCCTTCTTGCTCGCCTTGCAAGGGAACGGGCAAAGTCGCTCGAAGTCGCTGGGACGGGCGCCGCTGGGTCGCCACAACCGAGACCTGCTTCGGTCACGGACTCGGAAGCGGGGACTCGTGATGGAGAGGGACAACCCGATGTCGGAGCACCTCCAGACAATGCACGGGCAGGACATCGACGGGGAGTGGCGACACGCCCCCGACCGATACCGTGCGAACGTGATGAGCGACGAGGCGCTGAGGTCTCGCCACGCCGACCTTCACGAAGAAGAGTCCTGGAACGAAGCCTCGGAGCGCCACGCCCACGTCGGCGGATCCCTGGAGGTGGCACCGTGACCACCGCCTGCTCGCGTTGCGACAGGACGCCCGCAGCGGGCTTCGCACACCTCGACCACAAGCGGTACTGCCAGCACGAGGACCCGGCGCGTGACTGCTACTCGATAGCGCAAGAGGTCACGCTCGTCGGTGAACGGATCACGCTGGCCACCGAGGGGCCGGAGCGCCCGCTGTTCGAGGTGGTGGCGTGATGGCCACTCCGAAGTCCGACCCGGTGATCTTGGATCACGACGGACGCCGGATCCGCGTGGGGGCGATCGCGACCGTCCGGATGCGCCCGGGGACATCGGGCGAGGTGGTCGGGTTCAAGGTGGTGGGCGAGCGCGAGGGCGGCGACAACGCGACCGCTCACTGGGTCAAGATCCAACTGTCAACGGACGGCCCGTTCGCAGCCTCGGCCACGATCTTGATGCCCTCGATCGACCTGGTGGTCGAGGACGAGGGAGGCGACTGATCGGCGGCGCGGGCTGAGTGCTCGCGTGGGAGGTCCCTCGGGTCTTGCTTGGTAGCGGTTCAGGGACCTCCCACGAGAACACCCAACCAAGGAGGAAGCATGGATGACCTGGCAGCAGCCCCAAACCCAAGGGGAAATCCGATAGAGGCATACGACGCCTTCATGTCGATGCCGCAGAGCGAGTGGACGGGGCTGGTCGGGAGCCTCCTCCGCGGCGGTGTCCTGACTCCCGCCGAGCAGGAAGGATTCGAGCGGGCGGTGGTCGACCGCGGAAAACTCGCCCCGACCTACGAAGCCGAACCGACGGTGGCGACATCGGGCGCCGTGCCCACCGAAGCCTTCGGCGGCCCGGTCGCGAGTGGTCGATGCGACGAGTGTGGGGCGATCGAATTCGCTGACCCGGCCCGACCGAACCAGCAGCACGCCGAGACCTGCTCGGTGAACGCCGTCGAGGTCTCCTACCCCCCAACCCAGAACCTCGAAGTAGAGGTCCTCCGGGCGACCACCGAGACCGACCCCGCAGTCCTCCATGCGATGATCGAGCGCCTGCGCCTGGTGGTCTCGGCCCTGACGAAGCTCGTCTACGAGGACAACGATCCAGACCTCCCCCTGGCCGAGATCTCGAATCTCTGGGGCAACGGGACGCCCGAAGAGATGGCCGCGCTCGAAGCCTGGGAAGCGACCCTCTGATGCACGGACCCCACGAGAGCCTCCCCGGCTACCACCCCGACCAGCTCCTCGTCGACGGGTGCGACGAGTGCGAAGAGCGGGGATGCTTGCTCGTCAGGCATACCTGCCTCCTCTGTTTGCCTCACGGTGGGCATAAGGCAAGCAAGTCGCCCGTGCAAGTCATTGCCTAAGATTCTGCCAGATTTCTGCCTCCTACCTCCAAAATGCCTCGTAAGCTGGAGTTATGAACTCCACCAATGTAGTTTCAGGAAGC